TTCCTCAATTGCGGTTTGTTGTTCACAAGCTTTAAAACGTAATTAAATATTCTATGTATAAGCACAGCATTCAATAAACTAAGTCTTAAGCTTAAACTTGCCGCAAAGCCTGTGCCACAGCATAAAATCAATAAATTAAAACATAAAACATTTATCCTATTTTGTGGTAAAGTGAACAAATCCAATCATTTAGCGCCAATGACAATAGCTAAGTATTTGCATAAAACAAAGCTATTTGTTTGATTTACGCATTTGTTGCTTGCATTTTAACTTTTTTATAAATATTTCGAAAATCATACTTAATAATCTCGTCAATTGCTCTTTCTATCTCGGAATTATTCTCTTCTTCAGAAAGTTCATCTGAAGTTCTCGCAATTCTCCCCAAATAAGCGGAAGAATGATAACCCTTTTCTTCATCAAACAGAAACCATAAAGTGAACTGTTCAAATGGATTATAAGGATTGTCAAAAGTTGTTAAAGCATATTTCGTCATCTTATTATTTAGTTCACTCCTTTCCATTTAGATACTTTGATACAGTTGAAGCCGATATTCCAAGGGCTTTGGCTATTTCAGAAGTTGTATATCCAGACGCATTTAATGCTGAAATGCGGTTTGTTTTAGCAACGCTTAGAGTATTTGCCGCACGCGGCGTTGCTCTTTGTCTAACAGCATCAATATCTGCGTTATTAAGAATTTGCGTAAGTACGTTTTCACTTATTGCGCCAGCCTGAATCGCTTCCCATTCGCGGTCCGTTATATTAACAGGAGTTCTTTTAGCTCCAACAGTTGTACGCGCCGCTGTTAATGCCTGCTGACTGGTTTTTTTAATCTCGGCCTTTGTCATATCAGGGTTTTGTTTTTTCTTAGCGTCTACAACAGAGTTAGCCATAGTCTGAGCATGGCGTTCGCGCGGAGCGTTCTTTAAAGCTACGTTTAGCTTTGCCATAAGGGAGTCTACCTCTTGCTGATATGTACTTTTAGCAGAGGCCGAGTATTTTATTTTGCCGGTAGTGACCATCTCTTTGCGGGCTTGATTGGCAAGTGCTTTCATTTTGTTGGCATAATCTGCATAAGCCCTTTCAGCCAGAGTGTCGGCGTCTGATATGAGAGTACGGGCGTCTTTTGTTTCAGCCATACGGGTACTCTTTTGCATTCTTGTTTTAACGCGCCCCGTCTTGTCAACATACTCCTCGTTAACAGTCTTCCAGCTCAGCTCTCCTGTCTCCCTGTCAATGGTAGGGCTGCCCTTTCTTTTTAAAACAGAAACCTCGGACTTTGCCCTTGAAATCAAAGTAGACGCTCCTCCGTATCTGTCATTGTCTTCATGAGCCTGATACTTTTTCTTCAAAGAAGTGATACCATTGTCACGTTCACTTTGCTTATAGTCAAGCTTATGCTTCTCAGCGTCAATGACAACCATACTGTGCCGCACCGCTCTCGCCAGCTCGTCCTGTGTAGCACCCTTAAGTGTCATGTCAGTAATTAAGTTTGAAATCTTTCCCATTTCTGTCTGGGTATTGCTCATTACTTTTATCTTGTGTCCAGCGTTGTTATAGTAATTGTCTCCGTTCTGTACAGTTCCGTAATCCATCTTTGGATCGAAGCCTTCAAGCCCTTTTAGTTGCGAAGTAGATGTAATCTTCACTTTGCTTCTTGATGAATTGCATGGAATAACCATAACAGTATCGCCGTCGAAATCAGCTCCAGAAAGCCTGTCAGCAACCTTTTTATTAATGCCTATGGCGTCAGCTGGAGTATTCCCTAAAATCTTCCGTCCTTCCGCCTGTTTATTATTTACTTTAAGAATAGGAATCTCAAACGTGCCGCCATGCGGATAACGAATTAAAGCAACTGTTTCGCCATCGTTGTAGTTTGGAGCGTACACTTCATTATCCTTAATTGATGTAAGAGGGAGAATAACCTGATACTTCTGCCTTGGCAAAGCGGCTGCCTGTAGGTGAACTGCCGCGGAGTCGCAGTCATCAGCAAAAGATTTTAACAAATTTTTCTTGACTGTAGGGTTTGTAAGAGAGCAAATTTCATCAAATTCAAACTGCTTGTCTGCCGCTGCAAGGTTGAGCTGCTTTTTTATCAATGTGATGCTCTGTTTTGAAAGGAACTGAGAAGGAAGCTTATCGGCCCACTCGCCCCAATCGCCTTCTTCCGCGCGTTTATTGATAAGAGATAACTGCTTTTTTCCGTTTTTATCATAGTAGTAGCTTTGTCCTCCCCTTTCAGGAATGCCGCTGTCAGGATCGTTAATACCATCTTTAATCAACGACCCAAATGGATTGTCGGGATCGTTTTTAATAGGTTTTAAAACGTCTTCTTTTGCCGTTCCGCTCTTTTTATTTGTATTAAAGAGCACGTCAATGCCTTTAGGCAAATCATCTGAATAAACGGCCATGCCTTTTATATAATGAGTGTCGTCAACAAGGATACGAACTTGAGCATAATGCGAATTTCCCAAAGACAGGTCGTCGACTCCGCGACGTATTTCGATAACGCCGTCTTTATCAACTCCGCCCTCGTCAGCGTATCTTATTTTAAGCCGCTTTGAATCCATGCTTTTAGGATAAACAAATTTCGGATCAAATGTTTCGCCGTCATCATGGGAAATATAATCCCTTAAGGAGTTAATATTTTCAAAATTGTATATCTCTTTATGTTCAGTGTTTGGAGGACAAATCACTTTTAATGTTGTTTTCCTGCCAGGGTTAGTAACCTGATCAACGCGGCCTCCATAAACCGGATAACCTTCCATTTCAAGCATGTACAAAGCCTGATTTAATTTCTCTTTTGAAATGCCCAGCTCGCGCTCCACGCCTATGCCAACGTCAATCATTCCTTTTTCGTCAATCTGCTTTTTAAGAAATTCGGCGGTTTTCTTCGCCTGATTCATACGTGCCTCTGAATTTTCATTAAGAAGAGTTCTTACAGACGAATCGTTGGCAAAGCCCATCTTTTCGGCAATTTCATTTAGACTATATCCCTTTTCCCTAAGTCCTTTAGCTGTCGCAACCTGAAGAGAACGTCTTTCATCTTTAGCCAAGCTTATCTGTGTTCTAAGCTGCGTTGTGGATAATCCCATGGTATCGGCAATTTTCGTTTCGCTGAGACCTGATTTTTTGAGCTCCTGAACTCGGCTTAAAAAATCGCCGCTGTGCTGATATGGATCTTTGCCAGACCCCCAAGGATAACGTCCTGAACGCTTTGGCATTCCATAGTGCATTAAAATTTCCTCCGCAATCGGATTCATACATTAACCCTCCTGCTCCTTAATCTTATTAATTACTTTGTCAAATATAACGATCTTATCCATAATCGGTGCAATGTCCTCGGCTGTCGGATTATGGAATATAATTTCATTATTTTGATAAAGCCTTAATTCCATTTCAATGTCTGCCGGTTTTATTTTATATTCCAAACAAAAAAGAGCGGCATATATTTCAAGCTGCTCCATGTGGGCCGGAATCGCACCCGTTTTTAAATCGTGTATTCTAAGGAATCCTTTGCGAAACATAATTGAGTCTGCTGTGCCAAAACAGTTCTCCGAATAAAAGAGTATTTGCTCTGGCACCATTTTATAGCCAATTGCGTCGTTTACATACATGTTTAATGTCTTTTGCGATTTAGGAAGCTTCTGTCCAAGCGCAATACACTGAGCCGCAAACTCATGAAGAACCGTTCCTTTCTGAGTTGCCAAAAATTTTGAATACGACTCGGCTACCTTTGCTTCATCATAATTAATCCAGTGGTATTTACTTGCGCCAAGAAAAGCGTGCTGCCCTTCAAGATTCAAATGACTGTTGAAGTTCATGTAACACTTCCTCCTTATTTTCCGGGTATACAAACCTTGAGAATGACATTTCGTTCATAAGTCCAACATAGTACTCTTGATTTGGCTGCTTTTTAGCGCTCGCATTTTTCTTGCATTCCAAGGCGGCCCACTTATTTTTATAAAGCACCAGCAAATCGGGAATACCTTGAATATATCCGGAATCATTTTTCATGACAATGCAGCCTGAGAACATATTTTTTATTTCTTTAATCAGGCTTGACTGAAAACCGCTTTCCAACATTTTAATGAGCCTCCTTTCCATTGAAAATAAAAAAAAGAGAGTGCCATATTTAAAAATGGCCGTTTTATTCCTCTCTCTTCATAAAAGTCTATGTATTTTTCGCGTGGCTAAAATAGTTTAAACGTCTATCTCAAAACTTGTAAAAAACAACATTTTTGTGCTTGTGGCCAGTTGGCCACTTTTATTTGCTATATTATTATAAATATATAAACTTTTTATCACAATTAAATAGTAAAAAAAGTGGGAAAGTGGCCAGAAAGCCCGCAAACCCGCATAAATACTGGGTTTTTCGTGGCCACTTTTGATTTTAAAAGTGGGCAGAAAGTGGCCAGTTGGCCACAAAATTGGCCTAAAATCATTAAAATTGTCCGTACAAGCAAAGAAAATCCTTCAAAAATTTGATGAAAAAATTTTAAAAGTGGGCGTTGGCCACTTTTATATCACAAAAATGGCCAGAAAAATAGCCCGCAATTTATTAAAAATGCAGACTAAAATTGTACTCTTATGAAGCTTTCAAGTATGCATCTCCGGCTTTGTCAAGATAATATTCGCTCTTTGTGCCTGAGTACGGTAATGCTTTTTTTAATGACTTTCTCAGCTCAGATTCCGAATTTCCGCTAAGCATCTCAACAACACAATCCACTTTCTTTTCAAGAGCAGGCTTATCAATTTTTTTCAAAGGTTTTTCTTTTAAGCCATGTATCTGACCGCTTAGCATACTAAAATCACTAAGCATACGTTTTTCGCATTTGCTTATATAAGAAACCATATCTTCCTTAATATAGGAAATATAATTATCGTCATAATTCTGAGCATAATAAACTTCCATCAAGCCGCTCATAATATAAAGCTGTGTTGATATTTCAAGACACTCCTTTATTTGAAAAGCTTTATCAACCAAGGACACTATATCTGAATTTGCTTTAGAATTAACAGCAGAGTCTAAATCACTAATATAAAACTCAACATCTTTCATTGCAACCTTTCTTGCTTTTTGAAGCCCTATTATAGTGGCCACCCGCTGCTCATCATGCTCCATAATAGAGCTATAGTTTTTATAGGCATATTGAGCAAAACTCACCTCCGATATAAGCTCCGCCTTTTTGTCGCCATAAAGAAACTCAAGAATTTTGTCAACATTCAGTTTCATCATTTTAAGTTCGTTGTTAATCTGTGACAGAAAATATTGTCCAGAAGCAATAGACATAACGCTAAACACGCCCAAAACAGCGGCCTGAGTGGTCATAGGATTAAATACGGCGCTTCCCGCAATCCGTCCGTCGCCGCCTATAATTGGACTGCCAACTCCGCCATTTTTAAGCTGCATTAGCGTATGAGGCATTCCTCTGTAGAAGCTTACGGAATATGCTTGGGCCATTGTTCCCGAAGCTGCTATTAATGGCAATTGCTGCAACAAAGCGCTTACTTGTATCTTTTGCGCCGAAGTAAGTTCCAATTTTGTAAGTCCTGTTTTATCAGCAATAGTGTTGCAAGGTAATATTTCAAAATCACCGTTTTCTTTTATATTCTGAAATAAATTCTCATCTATCACAGTTTTCGCCTCACAATTTTAGCTCATAAAATACTTTTGATCATTTTTAAATTCTAACACTAAATATGAATATAGTCAAGTTACTCACCTCCAAATCCTTCCGGTTTTCTTATTTCTAACAACAATACGCTCTTCGATTTTAAATCCTGCTATATCGCAAATATAAAATATGGTTTCAAGAAGTCTGTGAAATTTTATGCTTTCTTTATCCACATTTCTAATAGCCTCATAGGCAGTTGGATCAAAATATCCTTCGGTGTTTTTCTTTAAGTTTTTAACTTTTAACGCCAAATATAACTCACCTCTCGTTATTGCCTTAACATTTTAAAATCAATGATTAACGCGCAGTTATAAATTTAACAATATTTTTCATAACAAATTCAATGCATTCTCTCATTTCTTTATCGTCAGGAAGCACATGATATTTCTTTTCAATGTAATAAAACAATGACGTTGTTATTATTTTCCATTTTATCATGTAGGCTATGCAGAATATTGATATGGTTACACTTATAATTACCATAATAAATATAATTCACCTCTCGTTATGCCACTTCTCAACGTCAACCCCGCATTCTTTGAGCTTCTGAGCACAAAGTAAAAAACATTCGGAATCTTCAGCCTCATACTGTTTAAGCAGCTCGTCCATAGCCGGCACAAAATTATCATAAAATTTCCTTAGCCTTTTAGGTCCAAAACCAAGCTGCTTATGCAGCTGCCAAAGAATCAGCGAGTCCATCTCAATTTCATGCTTTCGTTCGTAATCGGCAAGCTGCCTTCGTATTTCCATATCCATTGCTTTTTGCTCGGAAGCTGTTAATGTCATTCCGAATATCTTGCCTCCGGCTTTTTTTATCTGCATTATTCTATCCCCTATTCGATTAAATTTTTCTTGGCAAAAAATAAAGGCGCTCCAACCATTAAAGCAAATATAAGAAATGTAGCATCGTTGTCGAATATCAATGTAATGACTCCAATGGCAATTAACAAAATCGAGAATATTCTATTTTTAAAAAGTTTTCGTTTATTCATGTCTCACCTCAAATATCATTTGTTTTTCGATCAATACTGTGTTCCGAATCGAATCCGTCTGGATACCGCTCCTTCAATTTGTCAATATTCATTTTTAGCACTGTTTCTAAATCGTAGCCGATAATATAACAGCCTACAGCTATATACCAGGCTACGTCTCCAAATTCCTTTGCCAAATGATTTTTATCCAAATCATGGCCTTGATGCAGATGCTTTTTAATTAAATCGGCTGCTTCTCCGGCCTCTCCGGCTATGCCTAGACCTATATTAGACAGATTTTCACCACTTGGATTTGCCGTTCTCAAAGCTAAGCTTTGGTATTCGTTAATTGTCATTTCCTTTTCCTCCTAAAAAATAAAAAGCCAAGATTTTTAATCTCAGCTTTCAGTCGATTTTTCTTTTTCCTTGGCCAATGTACTTTGTTCAACGGGGCACCATTCTTTACAAGCAGGATAAGAAGAAAATCCACACTTATTACATATTAATCTGTGTCTTCCTAAATCCGGAATATCCTCTTCAAACTCCTTTGTAATAACTTTCCATGAGCCGTCTTTCTGCCTTACTGGACAAGCCATTCTTGATTTAACTTTCACGCTACCACTCCTTTAGTTGATTATAGCATATAAAATATAAAAGTAAAAGACTGTGTTTAACAGCCTTTTACCGTTGAAAAATCAATTACGAAATCAAGGTTTCATAGCGTTCTTCAAGTAGCCTAAATGTTTGTTCATCAGAATCTATGCTAATATGAAATTCAATTTTGTTTTTATCATTTTTTACAGTTTCAACAACTCCTTGAAATCCATCTGCATACAGCATTCTTAAACAAATGCCAAGCTGCTTATCGTTTCTTGCTAAAAAACTATTCATAATTCTCAACCTCCTTTCCATAATAGAGCATGTTTTTTTAGCGTATTTATTATCGTTATTACTGTTCAAAAAAAGCCGAGATTTTTAATCTCAGCCAGCTTTCAGTTATTGTTTATGCTTTTTAATAATAATTTCCGTTCTCGTTATTTAACTTAACATAAACACTCCGTTCTTTAACTTCGCTCGAACATGACGGACAAACCCATTTCCCATCAAGATTATCATTTTTACCAACTTTAAAATCCATATAATTATTACAGTTTTCACATTTTATAAACATCGGTATCTCATCATTATTACGTTTTGATTGATCAATTTTAATGACGTCTTTTTTAAATATAGTTTTAGATCCACTTAATTTTTTATTTTTATAAGTAAATTCAAAGCCAGAACCTTTATATTTATCGTAAATTTCATCAAACAAATTCATTTTTTACCTTCTTCATGAGTGTTCTGGCTCAATTATATTATTTTTTGTTAATAAAGGCAAGAATTTCTTTTTGTATTTCTTGTTCAAGTCTTATACGCGGTGCTTTTTTTAATTTTTCATTTCCTATGTTTTTCTTATTTTCTTTCATTTCTTCTTCCTCCTTAGAAAAATAAAAAGCCAAGATTTTTAATCTCAGCTTTCAGTAGTTTTAATAACAATTTCCATTCTCATTATTTAACGGCCTTTCTGTCAGGATCAAGTGCCCCGTTATTACACGTCTTAGTGCATTCAGGATAAGCGGGAAAACCACATACCGTACACATGTCGCAATGTCGTATTCGGTCGTCTGGATATTCTTCTTCATAGGAATAACGTCTTATATCCCATGTTCCGTCTTTTTTTCTATATGGTTCGCAACCATCAAAGTGTATTGTTTTCACGAAAAACCCTCCTTTTTAAATATTATAGCATATTTGATAAAAGAGTAAAAGGACCTGTTAAGCCCTTTTACCTTTTGATAGTTTGTTATGAAATTAGAATTCTGTAACGCTCTTCAAGCATTTCAAATTTTTGTTCATCAGCATGTACGTTGATTCTGTATTCTATTTTTTGATTTGAGTTTTCTATAACTCTTACAATAAATATTACTCTTTCGGCATACAGCATTCTCAAACAAATATCCAGCTGTTTAGCGTTTTTAGCCTTAAGTTCTTTCATAATTCTCAACCTCCTTTCCATAATAGAGCATGTTTTTCTCGCGTGTTTTATTATGCTGTTGCTGTTCAAAAAGAGCCCAGATTTTTAATCTCAACTCTTAATCCCGATTTATTTCATTAATTTTATCTATACAGTACGCTTCTATAAGCTCAATTAGCTTCCTTGCTGTTTCAATCTGTTCTTCAGCTTCTGACTTTGTTGCAATATAAAAATCGTCATAATCGCTTGCGTGTCTTATTTCCTCTGCTTCCATAATTTTTCGTCCGAAAACTTTTGGGAAAATCTCTGTCCGTATATAATCTTTATTAAAATTTGCAAGCGTGTCTTTATGTCGTTTATATGCTTTTCCATCAAGAGCATGAATAGCTGATATAGCATGAAAAATCGCATAATAAGCCCTATTATTTGCTGTCCGATATTCACTTTCTTTAAAAAGCATACAAGCTACTCTTAGATCATTCTTGGCGGTTTTTATACGATGGCATACCAAGTCTTTAATGCTTCCTTCATCATGCCGTTCCATATAGAACAACTCCCTCCCTTTTAACGGTTGCATAAAAAGGATAGACCGACAGCCATTTAAAAAAATGATTACTACTCTTTGCTATTGGTTTAATATCAACATCAAAATTTTCATTAAAATCATAGGTAACTTCTGAAAGCCTATGGCGAAATTCTTTAATTTCAATATCAGTCATATCTATCAAAATCATAATATCAATATCTGAATCTTCCCTAAAATCGCCTCTAGCATAAGAACCATAAAGAATCACAGACTTTAAGCAGCCTCCATATATCCGCTTAATGTCCTCAACATATCTTTTAAGTATAACATCTATTTTTGACTGATATGCCGTTAGCGTTTCAATTGCCACTTAATCACCTCCAAAAATGGGCACATATTTAACAGCTCTTATTTAAAATTTTAACATGTTTTCAACATAGTTTCCACATGATTTTTGTTTTATTCATATTTCTTATCGCAAGTGATAACCTCAGAATAAGGCAGTCCTTGAATCCATTTACAAAACTCGTGCCACTCGTCAAGTTTATGATTTAAACGGCTTTTGTATATATTAACCAAAACTTCATAATTAAGCATGACCGTTCGTTTCTGGTTGTAGGAAGAAGGAAGAAGCTGGATCATTTGCCACCAATAAGTTTTGTCATGATATTCAATATATTTATTTCTGTAAGTATTCAAAAGACAGACCAACGTTTTGAAAAACTCTTTGTTACACTCGTTTAAATGCTCTGTTGAAAAATCCTCAATTTCAAATTCTTTAGCATGAATTTTGTGCATGGTTGAACAGGAGTTTGCCACCGTTCCAACTTTGTATGTATCAAATTCCTTCCACCAATATAGAGGAGCCGTAATATCAACATAAACCGCAATCATTCGTCTGTACTTAGCGTGAACCGCTCCGCCTTCAGCAAGCTTCATCATAAGGTCATAATCATTTGGTCCTGTTACAAAAAATTCTTTATTTGAAACATAAAAACTGCTGTCGCTTCTTTCCCAGCTGTTCATTGGATTTCTCATTCCGCGAATAGCCTCTTCAAAACCAACGACTTTTGTTTTTTCAATTTTAATCATATTTTTCTCCTTTCAGTTTTCATATAGTTTATGATATAATTATTTTATAAATTGAGGGGGTGTTATTTTTTATGAACGATATCCGTTCCTCCGACATTGTTGAAGAGTACGTTCTTCTTTACGAAGTTCTTCTAAAGGATCTGGCCGAATATGGCGAATTCTAATAGTTTCTCCATTAACTTTTTTTCTTTCTATTTCGTAATTGTATAAACATTTGAACTTCAGGATAAGTTTAATATCTTGGAGTTCTTTTCTAATTTGAATCAATTCTTTTAATATGTCTTTAATCATATTTTTCTCCTTTCCTTTACATAAGACTAAATTTTATTTCCTTTTCTTTGGGAAAAGTATTTATTATTGACTTATAAATATAAGAAACCTGGTTTAGATCATTGTTAAATTTCTCCAAAATATCATCTAAACTATCGTCAAGCTTTTTAGCCGCATCTTTTTTGGCCTGTTTAACCACCTCATTTTTTAAGCTTTGTATATTTATTTGCGAAACCTTTTTAGCTGTTTCACTGGCAACGGCTTTTTCTATATCTGAATATGCAGAGGAAACAGCCTCTTTAATCTGCCTGCTTATATCCAGTTCTATATCTTCAACTGCTTTTTTTGTAGCATGTCTTACCGCAGATACAGTTTCTTCTTCGACTGCCTTATCAACCGCTTTTTTTACAATTACATCAGACAAATCAATATTAATATCAGCTGATATTTCCTCAATAGATTTTCCAATTTTGTTGCTAATATCATTCAGTTTTTTGTGCTGACCAATAGCATAGCCAATGCTAAATATTCCTGCGGCAAGACCTATCGCTCCGATAACAGAATCAATATTTACTAATGTCATACTATATCTCCTTTCATATCAAGCCGTTCTGATAACCGCGCCAGAACATGTTTCTATCCCAACAACGCCAAATTCTGATAAAACCTCATCGTCAATATTAGCTACATAAGCAATCGGCGTCTTCTCTTCAAGATCTTTCTGGTCCTGTTCCCATTCTTCCATATATAGAGAAACATATAGAAACGTCAGCATATGTCCAATCGCGGTATTGCTTAATATAACATGATATACCATACAGTCTGTTTCCGTTTCAAATTCGTGAACTCTTCTTAACTGTGCATCGTTTAAATGATATAAAAATATACCGACGGATAGATTAAGTTTATCTTCGTCGGCAAATTCCTTTATAGCACTTGAATGAATGTTTAAAAATTCCATTCTTGCTATAGCTTCATTTTTCATTTTTTCTTTCATCGTTAATTTTCTCCTTTCAAAACAACCAAATTTCTATATACTGATTGATTATATATACTTAATGCTATATAATGTTATTAAGTATATAAGTATATATAAGAAAAGAGAGGTTAAAACTGATATAAACCGCAAGAAGAGTAGGGGGCTCTTCCTAGTTTCATCAATTTTAATCCCCTCTTATTAGTATGTTGCACTGTGATTTCACTAAGGAGGTATTTATTTATGAATAATAATTTAGCCGCAAAGGTTACTCAAAGCAATATTCTCGGTAATAGCAATTCATTGATCCCCATCACTGTAATTGTTGTTATCGGATTATGCTACTGTGTAACAATTACAACAAATGCAAAATACAGCGTCGATACAGAGCTGAAGTGTGGCAAAGTTTCGTTGAAAACCCATAATCCAATCTGCACTAATAAAGCTGTTCCTGCTTAGTTCCATCAACGGCAGCAACTATATAGAAAAAGAGCGATTAAAACATATACGCATCTTAATCCCTCTTTTGCTAACGTGATTTAGAATTGCCTTAATCTACATGATTCATACATTCAAACCAATCGTCCAAAGGCAAGCCTTCAATGCCACATATACATACATATTCCCATTTGTCTTTTAGACTTTTTCCATTAAAAATTGGAGCATTTACCAACTCTTCCGCTGTCCAAAAATCAGCTCCGTCTTTTATATCACAATATCCAATCCAATATGGTTTAGGATAGCCTCTGCAATACCCTAAATAATGCTCCTCTTCTTCAGGATCATCTCTGAAGTAGAAGCGGGTTTCATCTATATTTAGCCCTGCTTTTAATTGGCGAAAAAAGTAATCAAAATTCAATTCCATCATAATATATCTTCATTCTCCTCATATCACAAAGTGTAGCGATTAAAGTATTTTATCTTTGTTATTTTTTATTTCAAACATTCAAGATCATCAGAAATACAATCATATAGTGGCCATAGCGATTTATAATCACCTTCTGAATAGTCTGAGCTTTTAGTATCACTTTCTATTGTATACATGATCCCTTTTTTCCCTTTATATATATCTACAATTACGCCAGTTATTCCATTTTTCTTTATTTTAACTTTATCGTATAATTTAAACATTTTTATCCTCCCTATGAGCTGTGATTAATCTTGGTTTTGAATTTTGCCCATCAATTTGCCATACTGTTCTAAAAGGCCTTTTTGAAGTTATTCCCAAATTCATAAAAATGCTAAACTTTTCTATATCGTTTATTTTGACAACATCGGTGGCCTTTGATAAATCATAGCCTTTCTCTATGTCTTCAAAAAGCCTCCTGCTGTCTTGTGGTGTATAGCCAACATTAAAAAATTCATGTGAATGCTTAGCCTTTGGTTTCAATAAAAAATCAACAATTTTACTGCCATTTATCATAAAGCCTTTCTTGCTTAACACGGTCTCATTTGACATTATACTATGTTCTTTTGATTTATCAACTGTACATTTTAAATGCCCCAACTGTTCTGGCGTCCTCCTAACACCCCACTTCATACCTTTAACGCCATAATGATATAATCCTCCCTTTGGATTATCTATATCTAAATAAAATTTCTTTATCATATTTGCTCTTTTTATAATATCTTTGCTATTTATTTCTATTTTAGTTCACCTCCTGAAACATCTTTCATTAATCTACATATAAAAAAAGAAAAGAGCCATTACCTGGCTCAATTCTTGGTCTCATGCTTTTGTATTTCTTTTGATCCTTCTATGACGTTCTACAAATCTATCAGAAATATAACCAGTTGCAAATCCCCATGCTACTGAAGCAACAGCAATTAAGGCAAATACTGCGATTGTCTCATTGGTATTCGCTTCTACCGTTAATCCCAATATTTTTGGTTTGCCTGCTCTTATCCATGCTGCTATGCTTTTTTCAATAACCTCTAACTGGTCGTCTGGCACTTCCGATAATAGTTTTAAATCAATCATATTATTCCTCCTTCTTTAAAACACTTTATTACATTCCTCATAAAAGTCTATGTGTTTTTTGCGTAAAAGTCTTTTGAAGATGAAAATAAGGAGCCAAAAATCAATCCCATCTCACAAACCTCCCCTCATTAAAATTCTTTTTAGCAGACAACGCTTTTCCAATAGCAAGATCGATACCGGCTCTGCTTTTTAAATGATAATAATATAAATCTGTATACGGCGTATTAAGCCTGTCTATTCTTCCGGAAGCTTGCGCCATAATTTTATAGCTGTAGTTCTGTGAGTAAAATATAATTGTATCAGTCTTAACACAGTTCCACCCTTCGGCGCCGGCGTTGTATTGAACTAAATATATCCAGCAGTTCCCATCAGGTACCGGCTGATGTTTGTGACCATTCCATTCGGCAACTTCTACAATATTAATGCCGTCAAATGGCCAGCAGGCGCTTTTAAGCAACTCTAATTCGTAATCGAAATTATAGAATATAATAATTTTGTGACGCTTTTCAAAAATCTCCATAGCAGCCACTAATCTTGATTCGTCTGAATTAACCGCCTTGCGCAGCGCATAGCAGAGTTCTCCGGCGTTAGTAATCGGACAATCTTTCCAAATATCCCAACGGTTTTTAGTGATTTTTTTATATTTATCAGTGTCATATCCTACAAAAATATCTTCATGGTGGGATATTGTTTTCCGGTTAAAGTCCATATCAACTAAAATAGAATTTCGCAAACGTATTAAACGCCCGGTGTTCAAATATCTTTCGACTTTAGGAAATTTGCTGAAGCGGCTGTAAACGATATGTTCCCTTGTAAATTCGCTTCTATTCTTATAAAAGCCATTTGCCAGAAACACAGGAATATAATCCTGCCAAGTGTCTCCCGGAGTAGCCGAAAGTAAAATCCAATGGTTAGATTTACATATTTTAAGGAAAGACTTTACCCAGGCTCCAGAGCCAATAACCCGCTGTTCATCGAATATAAAGAATGCCTTTTTAATATCCGTATATTTTCCAATGTTGTTCCATGAGTCAACAACCACGTTATTAAAATATAAATTAACTTCTTTGTTCGTAGAAAGAAGGAAGGGCGAAAGTTCTCCCTCCCACTCCAAAGTATCACGTTTTCTCGCTGTTGTAATTATGTATAAATCTTTTGGCGGATCATTCATTGTCGTGTAATTTTCCGTTCCCAGGCTTCCTCCTTCGCAAATATAATAATACGCTAACGCCGTTCGTGATTTTCCACTTCCCACTCCTCCGCAAAGTATACAGCCGCTTTTCATTTTTTTCACAGCTTCTAATTGGTAATCATATAGTTCAATTCCGGCCAATAGACGTCACCTCGTCAAAAATTCTTCTCATAACCCAAATATCAGAAAAATACATAGGCGTAAACCAATAATTATCTAATTTATCGTTCTGTATAATCGGATCAAATAGCGAACTTCCAACCTTTACAAATCAAGCTATGCCCAGGAGAGATAGCTGAATATAACACATAAGAACTACGGTTTCATCTATATCCTGAGCCGCCAAAAATATGCTATTCTGAAAGTTGAGATTTTCTTTTTTCAGTTGTTTTCGCGCTTCATTAATTGCCGCTATTAAAATTGCTCCGGCACCGCAGCAAGGATCATTTATAGTTACAAAACCTTTTTCTCTAATTTGTTTACAAATATTACCCAATGTAGTCATAGCCATAAGCCTGCAAATATGATATGGCGTAAAAAATTGTCCAGTCACATTGTTCCCAAGGTTAAGCATCATAAAAATATCACCCAAAAAATCCTGATCTTGATTTTCTTCCAAGGCTATGACAGTTCGAGCAGCAAGTTCCGGAAATATATTTTGCTCTGTTTTTTCATACTTTCCGATAATTTTTAAGTAACGTTTCTCTCTTTCTTCATAGTGACATTTATCTAAAGAATTTGAGATAGAACAGGCAAAAGTTGTAACAAAATCTCTCCAAACATCGTATCGGTTATACTTATAAGCAAGCTGATTAAAAATTTTCATAAATTCTTTTTGACAATCTTTTTTCATAATTTTCTCCTTTTCTAAATAAAAAAAAGCTCCAATTATCATGAATAATAATCAGAGCTTTCTGCCTTGTCCTTCTTAAAACGGAATCTCTTCAGGGCCTTCCTGTTCGGCATACTTAGCCGCAAATTCATCTTCTTCGATGGTAACGTACATTGTTTTCAAATAAGCCTTAACCCCGGTTTTTCCGTTTACTTCCCAATTATATGGGCGTATTGTTAAATCGACGTTTCTAATCTCCGCAAAATCCAGCGTTCCAATTGACTCTTCGTCAAGAGCGGTTTTAACCTTTCTTGTTATCATATAAACTTTCGGCGGAATATTCGAAAAGCTTACGGCAACCTGAATATAATGTCTAGGTTCATCGTTTTCGTCTCTCGGCGCCAGTATTCTTATATTCCAGCCGTCTTCGGCCAGCCTTTGAGCTTCCTCGCTGTCTTCAATAATCACGCAAAAATTCCGGCTGCCAGCTCTGTTGTACTTAGATTCTTCGCCTCTGAAATTCCTAAAAATTATATGAGCGTTTTCGATGATAATGTTATTAATATTGTTGTAAGGCATGGTAAATTCTCCCTTCTAATAAAATAAATAAAGAGACCTTGTTGGGTTAAATTTTACGAAACAAACCATTCAAAGTCTCCATACTGCGATATAGTTTCGACGGCTTCATCAACAAGTTTGTTGTAATATGATCTGTCTATATCACTTTCCTTTCCTAACTCCCTAACCATTTCAGCCTCTCGCCATCTATATCCCTTTGAACCGGTTGCGGCATAATACTTTCCGTCTTTCTCGCGCATAAGTAAACCCCCGCCGCAGCCTTCTTTGATCGGACAAAACCGACCGACTTTTCCGATAAAGCGATAGCTGTGACCTTTTTCAATCTCCTTTGATACATTAGAACATATTTGTTCAAAAGATATATCAGACAACAGACCTTTTTTGTAGTCGTTCTCGGCTTTCGTCAATTCCTTTTCATATTCCGATACATCAGGAAGACCCTCGTTCATGTCAAGATACAAAGCGCTGCTGACTGATTTGGTTTCGCACATATCCTCAAATATAATTTCTTCACCACTAAATAATTTCTTGAATACATAAGGAACCTGAAACTGAGTTCCCGTTGCTGTCCATTCGCCGGCATGTTTACCGTCTTTATACTTGGCAATGTAAACGGCATCGTTGACAAGGCACATTCTGTCATACGTAGCTTCATGTTCAAATGTGTAGCCGTACTCTTTTCCGTAATCCATAACAAACTGGATAATCTCCGGTGTAGCATTTGGAATTTTAATCGAGTCGGTTTTAATGTGGGCAACAGTAAAGCCTCGGCTTTGAACTTCATGCCTGAGATTTATCATAAAAAGCGCCCCACGTTTTGCGACAATATTGTCTTTGTTGCGATTGTCACGAAATGGATTTTCGAAATTAGCTGACGTCAAACCGTAAACCGAATTAATGGCAATTTTCAAAGCCTGCGCCAAATCAGCGGCCGCCTCCTCATCTGTCAAATATTTTGCCAAGGCTCCGCCAAGCATACTTCGCGCCTTATCAAAATCCTTATGTTTAATGGCAATACGTGCATCAAGAATTTCTTTGAATCTTTGCGTGTATTCATCTCCGAACAAATTCTCAGCAACAATACTGCTGGGGTGCATGGAAGCTATATCCAGCAACGCAATATTGCTGTACATGCCGGGTTCAGAATATACATATCCGCCTTCCCCAACCTCTTCGCCCCTGTATATTGATTTTCCGTTTTCAAACACATATCCCGGGAATATCGGCTTATTTTCTTCTGTAAATATTGTAAATTCAGGATCATATAAGTTATTTCCGGTGTGGTGTTTAAGCGAAATATCTCCCATATCACGATAATTAAACTGAGATTGAGGCTTCTTATTTCCTCCAAATATAATTCTTGTGGTAAGAGTATTTGTGGTATCATTTACTGTCATTCCAGCCACATCGGCCAGTATCTGTCTTGCAGTAAAATCAGCCTTTCTATTGCTAAATACCGCCTCCGTTGCGATGACATCGTTGTCACAGTATTCGGCCACCTTTGTCCACATTTCTTCAGGCACTGGCTGATCCCATGGAAGCCCCAGCTCCTGATGATGAATACCAAGCTCAATCTCAAATTTTTTAAGAGATTGCTTTTTGCTGGAAAAATCATATACGTCCGTATAAGAAACATTGTAAGCTTCACCAAAGAAACAGTTAGCGCTCCCATTTATAATTTTCTGAGAAAGATTATATAGCTGTTCGTTTGTATAGCCAATCATTCTTGCGTACAAAATATGATTGTCATATCTGCGGCAGTTAAAACCAACCAGCCTAAAGCGCATTATATCCTCAATTTCGTTTGGAGACGGATTAATCATACGCACAACCGGCTTGCCTTCGCCTTCGATTTTCCAGTTTACAAGAAATAAGTTCGGAAATACCTCAACGTCATAAAATACTAATTTAGCGTCATCGTTTTTCTTCGCTGCTGATATATCCGGCGACTTAAACTGCATTTTATTTACAAGCTTAATACAGTAGTCGGCCTGATGCGTGCTGTTTGCCGCAAATGCCAATACAGCGTTGCGCATATCCGTAACATCATAATTCAGCCCGCTTGAATATGCATCTTCCAATATTTTATAAATAAAGTCAACGCTGGGCTTAGTGGCCGGGTGTATTTCTTTATTCAAATTACGTTTAATCAGCGTTCTAAGCCCTTTCTCGCTCTTTATCGCTTCAAAATTCACCATTTTATTTTCTCCTTTCAGCGGCAAACCGGAGCTTATTGTCGCAATAGGTAAATTATTGCATTTGGATAGTTTTCGTCTCAAGGAACTGTTGCCCGTAAATATCTTAACTTCTATGCTGTCGTCATACACACGACTTAGTTTAGAAACGTCGCCTGTATAAATATAATGAAGATGTATTCCATTTCCGCTTTTGCTAAGCTCCGCATAAGTTTCCGGCCACTTATTGGCTTCCTCAATATTTTTCTCAAGAGATTTATTTCCGTTTTCGTCTGTAACATCGAAATCTATCACAATGTGATTTTCAGGAACCCTGACATAGTGAACTTTCGACGTATCCAGTTCCGCCAATTTTGTCTTAACATCGCTCCATTTTTTTAGCGGCGTTTCTTTAGCTGTAGCATATTGCGCGGCACAGCTTCCGCATTTTAAATCAAATAGAGAATCTGTACTGCTAAATTGAAGCCATTGAACGCCGCTTTCCTCTTTTCCCTCTGTTTCTCCAATTATATTTTCTCCAAATTTATCAAACCGGAATCCTGTGTAATAGCTTCTCACCCTGGAGCCGTCATTCAAACTAATGCGTCTTTGACAATCACTAAAGTAATTCTTAAGCTCCTCTTTAAAAATCCTCTTTTGAAACGGAACTTTAACCTTCGCCTCTTCACAATAAGCATTATACATCTTCCAAGCGGCTTCTAAGCTTGTGCCGTCTTCCTTCTTGAACACGTGGTAAGAGTCCATCACAAAATTGTAAAAATCATTAGAAGCCCCAAGCATTGCTATAGGAATATAATTGTCATATTTACCTGGATCATTCAAATATACTTCCCTGCAATGATAAGCTATTGCACCAAGCTCAAAACTAATTTGTTTTACGGTTGCTTTGTATTCCTTTGGATTTAATTTATTTCCAGACGGCGTAACGTCAATCAGCCTTCGTATAAGACCCGATTTTGCGTCCGTAATCTTTACCGGTTTATTTGTTCCCATGAACAAAAAGCATTTAAACCGGTTGGAATACGTAGACTTAAATTTTTCATTCACAGTCATCAACTCGTGGGAAACCAAGCTGTTAAGCCTTGTATTGTCTTCAATTCGGGACAAGTCTCCGTCATGCTGAATTGCCACAAGCGGATTGCCTCTGAACGCTTCTAATGCAAATGAATTATTAGATGAGCCGAGATTCTTTGCGTCAAACACCGAGTAATATCCGTCAAATAACTGTTGAATGATATTTATTACTGTAGACTTTCCCGTTCCGGCCGCGCCATAAAAAACCATGAATTTCTGTAATTTTTTAGAGTCTCCAGAAACAATGGAACCAATTGCCCATTCAATTTTATGTCGTTCTTCCTCCGAATATAAAGTTGACATGAGCTTATCATAGGCAGACAAATCGCCAGCTTCCAGTGGATAGTTCAACCTTTTGCTGGCGTAGTCTTTTTTATTAGTTTTCATATTAGAAAATATAAGTTTATCGTCAAGCGCATGAAATGAATCTCTCAATTGCTTCTGACAATATTTATGCCACGAGTCAATCATGCCTGATTCGGCGTCCCACATGTGCAGCACTCTAATATCAGAGCTAAAGCTCAGCCGGTTTTCTTCCGCATATTTATCAAGCTCACTATCTATTATCTGTAAAGCGTCTTGTTCGTCGGTAGACCATAAGCCCCGTTCTTCAATCCATATGGCATAAAAATCACCACCCCTAATCATCAGATCAGAGCTTTTTTTGATAATAAACTTTGGATAGACTTCTATTATGCCGCGCTTTGTACTGCGCGTTGCAATCATTAAAAAGTCAATCATTGCAATTTTATTCGCCTCCTTCTATGCGTTCTCATCTAAATACCAACACATTTGATACCATATCTCGGCTTGACGCAAATCACGTCTGTGGTTTTTAACAGTAAACAAACCGCCTCTTCCGTTTTTTTCATATTTTCTGTTTAGGAATTTATTAATGACTTCATCAACAAATTCTTCATCAAAATTTGAGTCATTCATAATCCCCAATCCAAGATTAACAATCATGTTCCAAAACCATTGGCCAGTTCTGTTCCCAATTTCAGGGTCGTCCATAATATGTTCCTCACATCTTATGGCAAGAGCGACCATCATTTCTAAAACGCTGCAAGGGAAATCGTCCAAATACGCAGCAATTACAGCATCATCATATTCTTTTTCCTCGCCAAAACGGTATCTTAGATCAACTCCGTCTTCGGCACGATTGCCGTCCATAGGAATGCCGTATGTAAAATCCATGCTATAAAGCTTTTGCAAAAGTCTGTTATACGATAGCTTTTGGGAATATCTTTTATCGAAGACAAAATCGTATATCCAGTTAAAATACTCATTTTTCAAATTGTTTTTTGTCATATTGCCTCCATTTAATACGGAATATTTTTATAGACGTCCGAATACTTTCTTAGATCCAGCAGTATTTCATAGTCGCACTTTTTCGCGTCATTTCTAACAAATACTGAATCGTTCTCATATTCTCCAAAATGATTTAAAGAATCAAAACCAACAATTTCTTCAACATCGTCTATAAGCTCATCGTTTTCATCTGCCAAAACTTTATCGGCATAATAAGTTAAGCTGAATTTTTCATAATCGTTAAATTCTCCAAATTCTTCTGGAGTAATAACGTACGGAGCTCCTGAATTGAAGTTAGAATTATTTGTATATTTTTCCTTCTGCTTCTGTAATCTTCCAGAATAATCTTTTATTTTAGATGTTAAATCTGAATCTTTTTCTGCAAGACCATCTTCAATTCCTTTTGAAATTTCTTTGCCCATTTCTTCATATTCTGCATTTCTATTTTTAGAAAACGTCTCTTTCACAGAATCAATTTCCTCCTGGATAATCTGATCGTATTTTTTGCCGACATACTTCCAAGTAATAAATGACCCAATAGCCGCGCCAACAAAAAGCGCTGCAACCGTTATTAGTTTATCGCTCATAGCTATCCTCCTCGTTCTTTATTGTTATTACAGTAACCGCCAATCCTCCAAACAACATTGAAACACTCAAAAGAATGCCGCCTGTAATATGCCTTTTCCGCTTTGTATCAAGCACATAGTCAAGCATGGATATAATATTTTCAATCCCGTTCAAAATCAGTTCTCCTTTCCGCCAGACAAAACTGCAATACCGCTCACAAAACAAATTCCTGATAAAACAGCAAACATATAAGATACACAAGTCAAAATGTTACGCATAAATATACCTCCTTTTAACGATAGCTTGAAAAACAGTGATTACCAATCTGAAACAAAGGTTTTCCATAATTGCTGTAACAGCCGGCGGTGAAAAATATAACGTCGCTGTTTGTTCTTTTTTCGGCTTCCTTTTCCACAAGTTCACAAATATCCGTTCTTACTTCACAGCGTTCCACACGTCCGTTCCATACTGAAGAAAATTGCCCTGGCTGATAAATCACTTCGTATATAGTATCAGGAAAATATTCCGAGTCTAAGCGATTGAGAATCGTGTCAATCACAAGCCGCTTACCTTCCTCGCATTCTCCCTCAGCTTCGGCCATAGTAATTAAAGCGATTAATTCTATATCATTTTTGCTTATATTCGCTTTTTTGTTTTCTGAAACTTCTTCTGGCAATTCCTCCTTATGGTGATTTGATTCATATGCCAAACCTCTGACCGTAATAGCTGGGAGCATTTTAAACGCTTCGTCTGTATTGCACATAAATCCTGATGAAAATATAAAATATACACAAAGTACAAACGAAGAGAGTATACGAAACAACAAGTTTATACACCTCCGGCAATTAAATCAGATCAAGTATATTTCCATCAACATTAAAATCTAAAAGAATTACATTCTCATACCCGTTCACAAAATCGCGATTTACCTCGCGTTTTCCATCGTAAATTCCGAAATCAACATAATTGTCTCCAACGGGATTTTTAGGATCATATACCCAGCCAACAACCTGACCGGCCTTAGTCTGCTTTATGCCAAGTCTCTCGTATACCTCATTTAAAAATAAATATCCCCTTGCTTTAAGTCTGTCATTTGCATAATTCTGTTCGGCCCTAAGAAACATAAGGTTGTAATCCGAATCTTTTTCCCAGTTAGGGCTTCCTTCGTCAAAAAAGCGTGCATAATCGCTGTATCCATCGATACCAACAACATTAACTGTTTCTTTTACCTTCTTTTCTTTTCCCGTTTCAGCATCTACAATTGTTCCCTCAAGTTTCTTCGCCTTTATGTTATATTTCAGCTCACGATCTACATCTTCTCCAAAACGTTCAACAACTCTGCCGCGGTATTCTTTAAAGCCTTTGGCCACCGTTGAATAAGCAGCCGACAAGGCTATGCAACGTTTGGATATAATATTGTGCGACATTAAAATACTTGTGATAGACAAAGTTCCAAGTATTATTGAAGGCGCATATAATTTTGCAAATTCAATCCCCGTATTAACATATACTATCGCCAAATCCTTTTTTATATCTTCCTGCGTATATTCGTCGTTTAATTCTTCTGATGATTCGCAGGTATGTATAGCTTCAATGCTTTCTTTGGTCTTTTCGATAATTGTCCCGGCTTTAGTTGTTGCCTTGCAGGCTATAACGGCACTCGCTACTGTTCCAATAACGCCGGCAACAACAAGAATTTCGGGGCTGTGTTTTTTGAGCTTAAATCCTGTTTTGTATAAAGAAGCGCTTAATTTGCTAATAAATTCTGTTTTTTTCATATTTGATTTCTCTCCTTTTCAATTTTTTTCAAATGACTAATTAAATGCTGTATATACCAAATTGCTTTTTCCAAATCCTGAATGCCGTTTTTCTTTTTCCAGCGGCAAATATACTTAATTGCATTTCCAGTATCAGTTGCTTCAATTCCCTTGAGCTCAAATGTGAACGCCTCAATAACGTCAATAACCTCAATTCCTGTTTCGGACTGATAATGGTTCGGGTGCGTCACCTGTTCGTCAGTTGAATTATACATTTTTACCTCCGTTTCTTAATTCAATGGAAGTGCCCTGGGAAGTTTAATCATGTAGCCATCGCGTACACGAACTACCGAAGCGCTTCTGATGTTTGTCCAGCCGTATTTGTTATCCGTATAATTTCCGGCAACGCCAACTAAATCATAAAAGTCCGCAACACTCACCAGTCCATAAACAGACATAAGTTCGTCCATTCGTGATAAAACTTCTTCCGCCTCGCCTCTGCTGTTTAAAACAACATCGTCGTAATCATATCTGGATTTATTGCTGTAGCTTGTTCGGCTGTTTTCTTTATCGTAATAGCTTCTGTATGAAACCTTAGAAGCGGAAGTTCTGTCTCTGCTTCCATTGACGCCAAGAAAAACCTTGACCGAGTCTAAAAGAACATCTTTTATAGCCGGAACAACTATGTCCTCAAAGACATACCTCTTGGCTGCGTCTATATCGTCAGCTGTAAATATACCGGCTAACTTTGAGATACCATTTTTATTTTTAACCTTCACCGAGCCTTGTACAACCTTTTTGATATTCTTAGCCTGGATTATTTCGTTTCGTTCTTCTTTTGATTTGTGAGAATTAGATTTATATTCCTCCATTTCTTCCTCCTTCTGTTAGGCTTCTGTTATTTTTCCCGGCAAGCTAATTTTTGCGCTGGGTATACGATTGTTCTTTTTCTTAAATTGATAAGAAAAATTACTTTTTGCCTTATTTTTTGATACAGCAAAAGTTGAAGCCTGCCAATGGCTTGCTATGCACGTTTCAAACCCCATAACCGGCCCGTCATACAAATATCTCTTCATTAAAGTCACCTCCAAATAAAAAAGGGAAAGCGCCTTGTTACAGACGCCTCCGCTTTTATAATATTTTCTTTTTTTATTCTTTCTCGGATACTATTTCGCCCTCAATTATTTCGCCGTCGAAACCACCCTGATCTTTCTTTTTCTGTTCTCTGTGGTCTTTGATTTTGGCAATCATCGGTTTTCCAACATACTTATAGACGATTACGCCCGCAAGTATTGTTAAACCAACTCCCGCCGCCATCGTAAACATTCCTTCGGAACCTACTTTTGTAACCTCCTCAGCAGCCATTTCGATAACTTCTTCATTGTTTCTGATTTCATTAGTTTCCATACTTATTACTCCTTTCGTAATTAGAAAATATATAATAGTTTCTTCATTAAAGACGTTGTATTTTTCGCGTGCCCTCTATATTTCGCGATAAGCATATTTAGGCGGCGTAATATAGTCCAGCACAAGACAAGGCGTTTCATTCTTTGCAAGCTGTGAGCTGAAGCGAAGCTCAATTAAGTCGTCGACATTCCAGCCAAGGTCGTTTCCAATGCGTATGTCAGACAAACCTATTTCATAATAAAGGTCGTTTAAAGATACATACATTTCATCAATCATTTGGCGGTTAAGCTCATTTACCGCTTTTCTCAGCTCTTCAATATCCGAATAGAAGTATCTCCCGGATATAGCATCGTAGCAAAGGGTATTCCCTTTTCCCGAAACAATCACTTCCCGGTTTGTGAACGTGTTTTTCTCAATCTCGTCTCTTGCTATAGCATCTCTAACGGCAATTTCTTTTTTCTCGCCGATACTCTCTATAACTTTTTCCCTATATCCTTTTAACGCTGATTCCGAAAGAGCATACGCCGCCGCTAAAGCAGCTCTTCGGTGTGCGTTTATTGAATTTGCCCCGACTAAACAAAGTATTGACATACCTCCGGTAACAACTGCCGGAACATAACAAAACCATGTTGTTTTTACTACCTCAACATTTGTAAGCTTGTCGTCTTCATCTTTTTCCTTCTTTTCTTCGATTAGAAGCAGCGCTTTAGGAGTCGCTTTTACTGCCAAAACAGTTGTCGTAACCATTCCGGCAATTCCAATTCCTGTTAATATTTCAGGACTTCTTTTTTTAATTGCCATATACATTAACCGAGCTGCTTTTGTTAAATTTGTTTTTTTCATAATAATTCTCCTTTAAGGTATAAAAATTATTTATTTTCAATTTAAAATTGAATTTATTACATATTCGGCCATGTCATATGCTACAGAGAATATATAGCTTGTGTTAGGATTGAGACATGAATATTTGTCCATTCTGTCTTTAAAGTCCTCTAATGCAAGCAATGGCGGATATGACTTTCTGCTCTCAATATATCTGAGCAGTTCTTTTGCCGCCCAATTTGAATAACTCCTTTGTGCAAAGTCATGGCTTCTAATGCAAGATATAACCTCAGGCGCTTCATTTATATAATCGTATATCATTCTTAACATTCGTTCTTTAGCCTCTTCCATAGCATTCCTCCAAAAAAATAAAAAGCCCTGCCAAGGGCTTATCTAAATCCTTTTTCGGCTAACACTTCATTGACCTTTTCTTTGATTATCTCCTCCAGTTCTATTTTATCAATAACCTTAGATGCGAGAGTCACCCCACTTCCAATTATAGACATAATAGTCCCTATGTTTTTAATCGTAGTTTTACTTATCTTCATAAAGCTGTCGCCTCCTTTCATAAAACAATATGTATTTTTCGCGAAAAGAAAGAGGCCGCGTAAAGCCTCAATCTAAACCAACATTTTTTATAATTTTCATAAGCTCGTTTTTCTCAAGTTCCGCATCTGCACTCAAATGAACATGTGCTTTTCCATCAATAATAGTGATGTCCATTTCATTAAGCTGAATATCAATATTGTAACCCAGCTTCTTCTTCAACATCATTTTTACTAATTTGGAAATCAAGTTCCTTGTGAATTTAGATACAATCTTCATTTCGTCCATACTCCTTAACTCCTTTCAATATAGCTCATTGGTTTTCATAAAAGGGGTTGTAAAATTCGCGTAATCTGCAAATATAATTTTATTGACTTTCTGCGCATTCTTGCATATAATAAATTTATTAAATTTAATAAATTTGTTTAAGGAGGACATCTATGAAAGACGATTTAACTGCCAATAAACCCACTCTTTTAAGTGAAATCGGAAATCTTACAATTAACCAAATATTGGATAATCCGAATACCGAAATTATCAAAAAAGGAAACCGTATGTCAATACGTTATAATTCCAAACTTGGAATAATGACTGCCGAGCTCGCTTCATATAGTACTAATCACTGTGAATTGCGAGTGTCTTCTGTTCCAAATAAAACTCGCAAAATAGACTATATTGAAAACATTTTAGAAATGAAAAAACAAGGTATGCTTCAAAAAGATATTGCTTTTGAGTTAGACATTTCGGAGCCATATGTTTCATACATATTAAAAAGCCATAAGGAAAAATAAAACTAAGAGCCAGAGTTTGCTGGCTCTCTTTCTTTTAGCGTTCATCAATCAAAGATTTTATTTCAGACAAGAAATTTTTCACATCAGAATCATTTCCGCTTACATAGCACTTTACCATGCCGCTTGACTCAAATATAATTTCGCCTGTTGTTTCGTCAATAACCTTTAACTTAGGAAACTTCAGCGCATCATATTCCAAGCCATACTTTTCTGCAATAATTGCTATAGTGTTAATAGCCATTCTCCTTTCTTCATGATCTGGTAATTCAATTCTTAATTCTCTCATAATATAACCTCCTATAGATTAATAAATTTTTTCTTTCATAATAGACAATGTTATTCTCGCGTACTTTAAATATCTCGTCTGTCAAACACTGTTTCCCATCGCTGCTTAGGCATGGGTTTCATTTTAAGCGCCCACATAATTTGCCGGATAGTAACCGTTGGATATAAGCCGTTCGTACACTTTCCTGCACGGCTGTCAAAATAATCCTTAAAGCCGCTGTGCAAATATAAATCATCTGTAAGCCAAGGATCTATTTCGCTCCAATATGTACTTTTTATTTCACTATTAAAATGCTGCTGTATAATTGCCAAACCTTTATCGCCTATTTGAAAAAGCGTACAGCGATTGTATATTGGGTGATTGCAAATATAAACTTGTCCGTACATCGATAGACAAAATTCCGGCTTTTCATAGTGGTATCGCATAACATTCTCCAAATTCAGTATATTCTTAAATTAAAAAAAGAAAGAGCCCTTGTTAGGACTCTCTCCGAGTGAATTATTGGTTATTCATTTTATTCCTCGTAAATATCTTCATATTTTTCGCCGGGAAATTCCTCATTATCATTCCAATATAGTTCATCATCATATTTGCTGCGGCTGGCATAAAACTCTTCATAGGCTTCTTCCTCAGTTAAATAATCATCTATATTCACCGAGTGCCCACATTTGGGGCAAACTAACACTTCTTCATCTGCCTTCTCCATAACAGCTCCGCATTCATAGCAAAAATATTCGTCAAAACTCATTTCACTCATAATTTTTATCTCCTTTCATTTCAAAGCAGCCATATTATACAGCGCTCCCAATGTTTAGTAAAGAGATAAAAGAGCTCTTTATATCTCCGTAAAAGAGCTTGTAAATTATGCGTATGTATCCTATAATAATTAAAAAGGAGACGATATTATGACAGATTTAGAAATCAATGAATTTATTGAACAAAGGCATTCAATCGGTGATGAATGGACATTTGAAGAAGTTAAAGAAAAATATGGCAATATGACCCTTGAAGAAGCCTTAAAGGATCGTATGCAAGCGGATTACCACTGGGCAAATATAAATATTGCCGTTGCAAACTATCTGCAAAATAAATAAGACATTCAACAGTTCAAAAGAAACAGCCCTTGCAAAGACTGTTTCTTCTTGCTTATTTTTTAAAGTGATCTGACTTTTCAAGCATTTCAATTAATATGTTTTCCTGCCTTAAATTATTGTGAGCCAGACCAATTATCAAACTTTTATCATCATCTGAAATATTCATTTTCATAACTGTTTCATGAAAAAAATGGCACATTTCTGATGATATTTTTCTTAATTGTTCCGGGCTTACATAATTTAATGCTTCCTTAATTTCGTTAAATTGTTCAATGGTCATAATCATACCTCCTAAAAATAAGATTTTATTTCATAAAAGAACTTGTAAATTATGCGTAAAAAAAACGAAGAAGCCATGTAATTCTCACGGCTTCTCCATTTCAAAACCTCTTATTTCTTTGTTGGTCTAAAACGATTGATTAAACCTCTGAATGTTGTTGAGGTAAATGCTCCTGTTTCTTCAAACTTAAATCCTTTTTGCAGCCATACGGCATAGAACATCAGCGGTAAAATAAGCTCTGCCGCCGCTATACCAACCTTAAAATATCGATCTTTAACCTGCTCTGAAAGCTGTTCTTTTTTCATTTGACCATCGTCAAAATCCAGTTCCATTTTTGTTTCCTCGATTTTCAGTTTGTAAAGCTTAGACAAATCCTCTATCGCCGAAGATTTTTCCTCACTGCCTGTAGCCAAGGAAGAAAGCTCTTGAATTTCTTCTGCTATTTCCTCTTCCAACAACTCTTTCAATTCTTCCATTTTCATTTTCTCCTTTCAGTAAATTAATAGGTTTCATAATAGGGAATGTTATTTATGCGGAATAATTCCTTCGGCATTTACTCTCAAACATATGTATTTCTTTTTCGTTATGAAATCTATACTTTTGAATATCCTCAAAAACATATACGGCCCGTCCGAAGTATCTGATACGTCAATAACAAGAGCGCCGGCCGAACAAATCCGAAATATAGCAAAAGACGCCGCCACGCCTATTAGGAAGCCTGTTGCAAACATGATAATCATTTGACCATCTCCTAAAATAAAAAATACCCACAGATTTTTAAATCTACGGGTACGCGCGTTATTGAATTATTTCTATGGATTTGATGTCTGGAGAATTGAATGCGACAGGATTATTATATTTATAACTGCCGTTTTTAATAGGATAATCAAGAATAATCGCGTCAATTCCTTCAGGTTTATTATCTTCTGGATAAATATAATCCCCAACTACACCAATAAACACATCATTGTCATAATTAATTAACTTTACTTTTTCTCCTTCAAGTCTTTTACTTATCGTCACTGTCATTCTTCTCCTTTCTTGGATAAATATGTACTTTTAAATTTGATACAAATTAATATTGACTCGTTATGTATGAAACCAGATCCCACTCATCGTCAGCAGTGCCCTTCTCCCATGCAACCACAAAATAAATATTTAAAAGACTTTTAATGTGGGGATAGTTTTGGAAATCATCAAGAATATGTGCTTCAAAACCTCTTTTTCTATATTCATAAGTTTCATAAGGTAAAAATTTTTTCTCATAATCAATTTCCTGTGTACAATAAGTTCCCATTCCAATTGTATATCCTTTATAGGTACCAACAATATTAATTGTTGATTCACTTCCACCATCGCATTGCAGACTTCCGGCATTAAATTTGCAAATTATAATATCTCCGGCTTTTAGTTCTGTTGTATCAAAATTGAGCTTATAAGAACCCTCAGGCTTTTTTATTGTATTATCTTCCAAGCACACACTCTCATCAAAGATTTCTGCTGTAAAATCTATTTTCTTACCATTTTTGTAAATAGTTACAGTTCCAAATGGTGTCTGTAAAGTATTTTGCTTCACTATTATACCCCCATTTAATTATGTTTTAGTTTTCAATCACTTCAAACTTTTCGGGCGAATATAAATAATCTTCTCCGCTATCATCAACTAATCTATACCAGTCCTTCTCTATCGAAAGAACTGTATATATTTTGTCATGCGTTAAGATTAAAAAATCAGTTTTTCCTTTCCATTTAACTTTCATATAATACGCCTTAATTCAACCATTAAAGTATTTTGCTCTATCATTATACTTCATTTTCATTTATGAAAAATTAATTTCTATAATATTTTTTGCTAATAATTCTAAAATTGATTTTCCGCAATAAAATCTATCGTTCAATACATCGTCAAAGTCATCATATTGCCTTATTTCCTCACCATACCAAGCTTCATATTTCACGACAGAATCTTTGACGGCAGATTCTACACCAGCGTTTTCACCCTTGTAATGAAAGTAAAAGTCGTTTCCCTCTTTTACTGCATCTTTTAAATATCTTATAGTCATAATATATCGCTATTCTCCTTTCTCTCCTTTTCTGTAAGTTCTCTTATCGTTTTATTTTTCGGGGTTCCGTCTGTATTCCACGTATAATCATGCGCATGTTCCCCCGTTTTTCCATAAGGGTGTTCTTTGGGGTTTTTGTGATCCGTAGTATGAATATCTTTAATTTTGAATCCATCTGGACCATAATAACTTCTTTTATTAACTTTTCCCTCATGAGAAATATAGTCTATAATTGCGTTAGGCTCTGCCTGTCTTGGCGACTTCACATGTCCGTAAAAAGTTTTCTTAATTATACCACCTCTATTTGTTTTTTCAACTGATATAGCAGTTTCTCTTTTACGCCCCAACTCCTCCGGCGTCCTTTTAACGCCCCACTTCATGCCTTTCACGCCATAATGACAAAGCTCTTTAGACCTTAGAATTTCAAGGCAATAGTAGTATAGCCATTGTCGCAATTGCATACCCTCCTTCCAAAACGTTTTTTCAAAAAATCCCACCTGGGGAATTTTTCAAATATCAAAATACCACACTTTTCCGTCACCTGCGTACGGGAAATTTAAAAAATAAAAAGAAAGAGCCCTTGTTAGGACTCTTTTTTCGCTCTTTCAAGTTCTTCATAAACGATTTCAAGATTTCTTATTACCTGACTTTGTTCGTCAATGCGCCCTTGGCGATATGCAATAATAATTACACCCAAAATGCCCATTACCGAAACAATCTCCATAAATTTTTCTTTCATTATTATCAAACCTCCTATGAATATTCTTTTCATAATATAGTTTGTAAAATTTGCGAACATCTGTTAAAATATTGATATAAACAATGAAAGGAAAAAGCTTATGAAAAACACAAAATTATCAATTATTCCATCTGCGGCTAAAATCGTAATTAGAATAATCGAAAAATCCTCAAGAAGAATATGTTCTACAGAAATTAAACCATTCAAAGATTTAGATTTAGGAATAGCATTAATAACTAATGTTCCTAAATTGTCCAAAAAGGCTGATTATGCCCCATACATAAAAGCTCTAATATCAATGGGTATTTCTTTGAAAAAAGCTTGTGAAATTTGTGGTATTTCATATTCTTATGGTGCAAAGCTAAAAAAATAAACTTACATAAAAGAGCCATGAACCGGGCTCTTTCCTAATCTAAATTAGCTTTCCTCGTAAATTATCCTTTTGCGCAACCCCGTCTTTGAAACATACCTGTCCTTTCGGCAAACCGGGCAAAAGAATTTAATAACGCCTCCTCCAAAATCCACCAGTTCTTTGTCCTCCGCCTCAAGCCGGCTCTTGCAGTTTGGGCAGTTGAAGCGGTATACCAATTTAACGCCTTCTTTTATAACCCTCATATTATCTTCGCTCCTTGTCAAGCAGCCAGAAAAACCGTCTGTACCGATCGTAATAAACGTCCTTTCCGCATGGAATTTCTAATCTAAGTTTAATATTATCGTATGTAAGTCCTTCGGTAACGCCTTTTAAAATATAATCTGCAAGCTCGTTGTCAGTCTCAATAGCCGCCTGTTCCACAAGCTTCATTTTGTCAAAATAATAAGACCTTTTCTCAACGCACTTTCCCGTCGGATCGCTTACATGTTCATTCTTTGAAAGCACAGGCTGATCTATGGACCGTTTGCCAATTCCGTCCAATGAATTGTAGATTTTCTTCCAAGTTGGATACTGAAGGCAAAAATGCTTCAACTCATAGTAACGGTGTCTATCGATCCAATACTTGTTCCTCTCCGATAAATTTGGACGTAATGCTGTTCCCATTTCCATAATTTTCTCCTTTCCCTATAGATAGCCGGCTTCAAAGGCTATTATAGATTAAAAAATAATATTCGTAAAAACATAGTCGGTGAAAAAAAAGAAAAAGAGCCATAATTTTGGCTCCTTTCCGTCTTTTACTTTTGGTTTTCTAAAAGATACATTATGTTTTTGTAATCATGCTTCAGCATTGATACCAGTAATAGTATTAACGCAATCTTGAATGCCGCGCCGTTAATTTTGCAGCGCCCTTTCCAATATTCAGCTTCAATACTCTTTCTGCACAGCCAAAACATTAATGCAACCGTTTCATTATCCTTTAACATAAAACCGCCTCCTAAAGTTTTTCATAAGAGACGGTGTTTATTTCGCGCGTCTTTCCACCTTGCCATAGTCACTTCGCAAGGATAGTTCTCAAATCCCAAAGTGTCGAAAGTTATTAATCCTTCGAGAACACCAACAATAATTTCAGCTTCATACTGCTTATAGGGAAATATAAATTCAGGCAGTTCTCTATGTATATGGCCGCAACTGTTGCATTGCAGTCTTCTAATTTTAACTCGTTCAGTCCTTCTTCCTTTTGTCCGTACAATTCTGAAAACATCGTCGTAATATATCAAATCTCCGCCGCAGTCAGGGCAAATTAAAATTCCATCATCAATCATATAAATAGCTCCATTTCTAACCTAGATTAAAAATAAGAGCATTATATCACAATATAACTTGCTTGTCCTCTATAAATTCATAAGCGGACTTGATATCCTTCCTTCTATCAAAACTTGTTCGTCTCTTATCCCGTTCAAATATGTTTGTGTAATAGATATATTTTCATGCCCTAACAGTCTGCTTAAGCTGTATATATTTAGGCCGTTTTTCAACTGCATCTGCGCATATGTATGCCTGCAAGTATGTGGCGAAACTCTTACCTCTTTAGATACCCCGGCAAATTTTCCAACATCTTTTACAATCCTCTCCACCATTTCACGAGATAGCCTTTTACAGTTTTTGCTCAAAAACAACTCTTTGTTATCCAAATATCTGTCTATAAAATAACTTCTTCTTATGCTTTGATACTTGAAAAGCCATTTTGAAAGGAACGGGCTCTTGGGAACAACTCTGTCTTTCCCTCCCTTTCCGTTTACAACAATGATATAGTCTTCCTTTAAATCAATGGTTTTCAAATTAAGCAATTCCGACAATCGAATACCTGTGTCAAACAAAACAATCATAATAGTTTTATTTCGTATACTTAAAAAATCATTTCCACTATAAAAATTTATCATGGCTTTTACATTTTCTTTTGTAAAAGTTCTGATGATAACCTTTTCCTTTTTAACGTTATGTATTTTTTCGGTAATCAAAGTTTCCGTATATCCTTCATTATAAAAATATCGGAACATGGTTTTATAAACCTTGAGCAAGTCGTTAATATAATTAGGCTTGTTCCCCGCCTTTTGCTTCGCCAGCAAATACTGTTTTATGTGCCGGGTCTTAATCTCTTCTATGTCTGTAACGCTGCATTCCTCTTTCAGATATTGCAGCAAATATCCAATTTGTTTCCTGTAATTTTCCACCGTTTTCTTAGATAGCTTCCTGCATTCACAGTCAAATAAATACTCATCTGTCAATTCTGCTAAATTCATAAAAAAGCCGCCTCTCTTCGCAGTATTTCAAAAGAGAAGCGGCCTTTTATCATTGTCGTAATGCCAAATAAACCCAAAGGAAACGTTGTCACACTAAACCAGGTTTATTCACATCATAAAGTTTAGCAATTATAAACTTTCTATTCTAAAATTCCCACAGCCCCGGCAATCACTGAGCGTCAACCTTCGCCATGTGGCAAACAAGATCCACAACTTTGTTGGAATAGCCCCACTCATTGTCATACCAGCTGACAAGCTTAACAAAGTTGTCGTTGAGGGCAATGCCGGCCTGGGCATCAAATATAAGTCTTGTAAAACTGATGGTTCAGAAAATATTTTTAGCGTTACAAAACATAAAGTTATTTATTTCTAAACAAAAAACTTCCTCTTATTAATATCAATTTTTAAATTAGTTTATTCCACTTGAAGTATATTTTTTATTATACCTCAGTTAAGTTTATTATACATCAACAATCAAAAATATTCAACCTTTTCGATCGCTAAATCAATTAATGATTTTTTAAATAATACATATCCATTACAGCATGTATGTCAAAAACAAGTAAAAACAAAATCTATTATAAAATTTTATGTATATTTGCAACACCAATAGCAAATAATACACATTTTAAAAATAAAGAGCAAAGGCCACAAATGGCCTTTAGCCCCAATTATTACACTTTCATTCATTATCCAATCGTAACCGTAGCTCCGCCAGCTGAATTGCTGCTTTCAACATACGGAATAGCCGCAACTGTAACCTGAGAAAGATAGTTGTAGCCTGTGTCAGGCAAAACCGTCTGTGCAGAAGCTCTTGGAATCACACTTTTAGCCTGCGGTTTTGCCCCCTCTGTTCCAGACATTGTGCCCCTCACACCAAGAATTGTTATTCCATTCCTAATATTTGCCGGTATAAGCTTCCCCTGCTCTGTTGTGTCAATTTTAACAGTTCCAGAGCCATCATGATAGCCCTGTGGCACGGTATAAGTTCCAGCCTTCACTGCTATAATGCCGGCAACGGCGCCGTTGTTATTCATCGTGCCAGTTAGCTTAACTCCACGCGCATAAGCCGTCTTGCCTTTCAAAATTTCAGCAACAGCAACGGTTGCATCTGTAGAATCAATGTCATATGTGCAGGCTCCAGTTATGACCTCACCGCTTTTATCATGCGCCGTATGGTCTTTAAGCAGCTTATCAGCAGTAACCGTGTCGCCTGTAAGATCAATTAATACGTTTCCTCCATAAATAATCTTATTAATAGCCATTTAAGCCTCAACCTCCTTTGCGATATAAACTGTCACGCCGTCAAAATTATTACTGGTTTCAAAATATGGAACTTCAGTAACAACAATGTCATCACGCAGGAGCTTTTCGGCCGTTGGAAGCGTCTGCGCATAAAACGCTTTTGGAATAATATTGTATTCTCCTTCATAAAGATCGTATTCTTTCATTATAGAGACTTTTCCCGTCAAGCCGTTTTCGCATGATAAATTTCCAGACAAAGCGCGTTTTGCCGACAAAAAACCGGTCAACTGCTCCAACGCTTTAATATCGCTCATCAATCCACCTCTTCTGTTATTTTGATTGCCGCCGTTGTTATAAATGTGTCGACGTCTCCATTGGCTTTTGTGAGCTGAATATCATAAACATATTTTCCAAAAGAAAGACTTTTAGTGTCCTCGGGATCTAGCACAAGCTTCATGGTATCAGTCGGAATATTTTTAACCAAAATAGGCGTGGGGGTATCATACGTTTTTTTCATGGCAAATCTAACGGAATCTCCTTCTTTTGGAATATAAGCATCGCCGTTTGAATCGGTAATAGAAACAACTGCCAAAAACGTGTCGCCCCTTGTGAGAGTAATTGTAGTTCCGGAAACGCTGTAACTCATTTCGTTCCTCCTTCAAAAAATAATCTATTTAAAATTTGATTTATGAATAGGAAGTTCGTTCACCTCGTCCATAATGCGCTTTGCCGAGCCGTTTCCGCCCATCTTTTCATAAGGCTTATATAGATATTCATAAAGATTTTCATATTCGTCGGAGGTTATGTATCCTCTTTCAATATAAACCATTCCTAAATGTGAAATTCTGTCATGCCCAAGGCCAATAAGCATATCGTTTTTAATGTCTTTTTTTTCAGCCCTTTTAACTAAATAGGCCCACAGTCCAGAAGAAGTCAGGATTGAGCCAACAATGGCGATTATCATCTGAAACCACGGCTCCATATTTTCCACCTCAATTCTTAAATCTAAGTAACAGCGTTTGTTATGCTTCCATTGCTGTTAAACGTTGTTTTTATAGTTTTCGTTGTACCATCGATTTTTCGAACCTGCGTAACAGTTCCGTCTGAATTAAATGTTGTCGTTATAGTGTTAGTTCCGTTTTTCTCAGTAACAGTGTTCGTTCCAAACGTAACCGTCAATGGAATAAATTCCTCATAAACACGCATAGCGCCCGTTATCCTTTCACCGCTGGCTGTGTGAGCAATTTTACCATACAGCAGCGAATCGGCGTTAACCGTATCAGCCGTTAAATCAATCAATGTTTTTTTGTTGTATACCACTTTATTCACAGCCATACATAATCACCCTGTTTCCCGCAGCGCTCAGTATTCACTTCCCGTAATTTCCTTGTACTGCTCTGCTGTAATTTTTCCGCTTAAAACAAATTTCCGAACGTTGTCGTCGTTGTATATTCCAGCATCATAAAATCTTTTCACAATTTTAAACATATCAAATTCCCCCTTGCTGTCCTAAAAGCAATTCAGCCAAAACTTCATCATGCTCTTTCTGCTTGGCCATTATCTCAGCCTGATTTAACAGTATTTCTGCCCGTAGAATCTCGCTTTCAGTCGGTTCATATAGCTCATCTTCATGATAAATTTCGACCCATTTGCCGTTGCTATATTTTTTCCCAAGCAGTTCGCTGTCAAAACCGTCGATCCTTATCATATTATCATTTGATACTTCTCCTGAAAGACTGCTTAGACAAACACATACGTTTTCTTCATTTAGCTGTGCATAATAAAACGCTTCGACACTTTCTTCGTTTTCAGTAACTATATTTTCTTCCATTCTTTTCACCTCCTATTAAAATATGGCTTCAATAGAATTCGATTACCTGCCAAAAAGCCTTTGAGTAATAATCGCCATTACGAGTCCTTGTAGGCAGTATCCTAAGCACTGTTGAAGAATCCAAATGTCCGGCTCCATTTAGATAATACGAATAAACACCGGTACCCGATCCATCAAAATTAGATTTCTCTAACGATGATACAAAGACAAGGCATTTTGCAGTATTTACAGAGTTTATTGTCACTTTCAACGCTGCATCAAACATGGCGTCGGTTGTATCGGTGCCATAATGGTAGTTGGTTGTAACACCCGTCTGTATACTTTTTACAGCCGATTTGTTTTTTATAGAATTTAACCCATATGTAGTGTTTTCAAGAAGTGAAATTATATATGCCGACTTTTGGCTCAAAATCCCGGTTTTGTTTGCCGTGTTATTGGTGGCAGTATACGTTTTTATATTGTTCGCAGTCGTGTTGACTGTTGAAATAGCTGTAGCAAGAGCTGACTGTGCTGTAGTTATCAAAACATCAAGGCTCTTAAACCCAGATGTCCCCAGTGTACTATTCAGTGCCTTCTTTATCTCGGCCCATATAGCCATAAATATTCCCCCTCCTATTCAACGGAATAATTCACGCCGTTCGCGCTAAATGTAGTTTTCACTGTTTTCCTTATGCCGTTTTTGTACTGGTAAGACTCCGTAATGCTCCCGTCGCTGTTAAAAACGGTGTTAACAGTCGCCGCGTCGCTCACTTCCGTTATGGAGCCGTTGCTGTTAAACGTCACCGACGTATTTTGCCGGTACTTCAAACTGTCAATTTCAAGCTGAAGCGCCCCGGCAACGTCCTCGCTTCCAAAGGCAGACTGAATCCCGGCAAACCATATTCTGAAATTTTCCTTCTGCGTGTTGCTCCACGTGTTGTTTGTTCTTTCAAACGCGGTTTTCCACAGCGCCAGGTCGTTTTCGAAGTCGGCGACCCATTGCGCGCTGTCCTGTTCCTGTGTCCGTATGTATTCCTCCCACTCGCTTTGCCATTGCGCAATCAAATCGTCAGTGTTGACGGTTTTCAGTATGCCGGTTATATAAGGCGCGCTTCCCGTTCCAACAAGATCCGTTATCATGGACTGTGTGATTGCCTTCGCGTTTGCCTTAACCGAAATATTCGCAAGCCTGTATTGGTGAACGGTGCTTGTGTTCGTTAGGGTGGGGGCCTTTGGCGAAGACGAAACCGTTCCTTTAAGCACCTTAATCGAATTAACCCTAACCGACTCTGTGGCGTTCACCTCTAATATAACTGAGTCTATTCTGTCCCCCGTAGAGCTTGACGCCCCCAGTGTCAGCGGAAGTATGGCGTTGTTGTATGTCCACGTGTGGTTAAACCAAGCCCGCCCAACTCCAACGTTAACGGTCATGCCGCTTGCCGCCTTAACCCTGAACGATGTTCCTATAGACATAAATATGCCGTCCTTCACTATTCCGTCAAATATAGATGACACCTGTATCGCGTCATACTTCCGGTCCCCGTTAACAGAGTTATAAAATCCGTATGTTACACTCAAATATATCACCTTCTTATTCTAGTATTGAAAAAGCCGGATAAACGCTAAGCCCGCTGGTGTCCTGTGAATGTATAAACTCGGTTATGCGGGCCTTAGCCGTTATGCCATATTTGTTCGAAACCTGAACGATATCTCCCATAAAAAAGTCCTCGTTGTACGTGTAAAGCTGTGAAGCGTCAAATTCCCCGTCAAAGGCTTTTGCTATGCCATATTCGTTAAGCGTTTCCAAGCCCCTTTGAACCAGGAGCTTTTTGTATTCGGCATCATTCAGATCAGGCCCTTCATCACGTTTGTGTGAAATATCGGAGGCTTCAATGTACATTTCTCTTCTTTCAAGCCCGCTGGCGGAGCCGGCCGGGGCAGTTACCGCCTTTGAACTCTCGTCTTTTTCCCCGGCCACCAGCACAACGTTTTTATATTCCTGCTTGGACTCAATGTAATTGCTGTTTATGAGATTGTCAAATTCCGGCGAAAATGTTACATATGGATTTTCACTTTGTGAATACGAACGATCCGCTCCGGCATAAAGCGAAAATACAAATCGTAAGCTGTCGTCAAAAGTAATTTTAAACCCAATCCCATTGCCCTGGCATAGGCCGGCAATAACGTCATATATGCTGTCCCCGTTGTATTCCGTTTCCTCCACAGTCAGCCTGGTAACATTCTTGTCAGACGAATCCCTGAATATAAAGTTTTCAATTCTTCTTTCGGCAATGGATGGGGATATAAAGCTGTCGTTTATCAGCTTTTTAATACAGTCCTGGAGATTACCGCTTATAACGGCCGAGGGCCAAACGATCCTTCGGTCGAGTATGCTTTCCAGCGACCGTCCTGTTATTTTAACATTGTCGCCCTCTTCAATATCGGTTTCAAGCTCTATGCTTTCTACAACCATAACATGCTCCGAATCTCTGTTAAACAAATAATATCCGTTCTTAACACTTTCCAATATGCCCGAGCCAGCCTTGGTATACAGTTCAAAATCGCCATACCCGCAGTAGCGGTCTGTCCATATAAAAGAAATAAATGTGTCCAAAACGCATATCATGTCAAATTTGTCGTTCATAACATATATTTCCATGGCTATATCCCCTCATAAACCAGTCTGTTTGATATTTCAAAAATCAGGTTTGATTCTCCGGCGTCGGCCTCAAAGGCAAAATAATTGTCTCCATGCTTAAGCTGAAACCATTCCGCGTTTGTTCCAATGCAGTTCAATATATTCGTCTTCTTTCCGCCTCTCAAAAGCGTAATGGATTTCCGCCCCTTGTATGTAACAATCGTTATCTCGTCTCCGTCTGTGATAACCGAGCCGGTCATAGCCTCAAGACGTTTCGTATTGATGGCAAAAGACCCTTTCGTAACTGTGTTGTATATCGTCAAATTCCGGACCTCGCCAACGGCGGCTATGTGTATGGTAATGCCGGTTTCGGCGTCTCCCTCATATGGAACGGGTATGGCCGTTTTTCTTAGAATGCGCCCCATTTCAATGAGCTTGCTTGTTATGTGCTCGTTGGAAAATGGAAACTCAAACATAGGAATAACGCCGCTGAACGCCGTTGTTTTTTCGTCTCCGTAAAAATATGGATCAGGGCATATAATTGAAATTTGACAGCTTTCATTTTGTGAAAATATATCCGGCTCATTGGACTCCACATATCCTTCGATCTCAGCCTTTCGGTTTTCGGTTTCAAACTCCAGCGTCACCTTCCTCTTAACAGGAAAATATGTATACGTCATAAGCCTCGTATCCTCAACTGTGTCGTTTGGCAAAAGCTCAAAACGAAAAACAATATTTCTTGCGCTTAGCCTTGATGAATTGTATGCCGCACCGTCTGAAAAGGAAATGTCAGTCATATTTATGTCTGCCTTTGCAGGCCCAATGCCGGTTATTTCCCGGACAATAATTCCCGTTTCCCAAGGATTTGCCAAGCTTAACGTCACGCTGTTGTTCAGATAATTAGTCGCTTTTATAGACTTAATCATGCTTTAGCATTCACCCCTTTCGCCATAGAAAACAGATTTTTCGTTTGTCTGTAAATATCAATTCTGGACAAAGATTTAGGCGAATAATTATTTTGTTCAAAATTGAATACCGACGTATGTTCCTCGTTTCCTGGCCGCCTTGAACGCGCGGAAGATTCCAAAAAGTCGGCGGATATAAAAGCGGCTCTATGATTAAACGTGTCAAGCTTAATTTTGTCGCCATTAATAAATAAGTCGCTTAGTCTTTTGGCCCCGTCTTCAACCTCCGTGAGATCAAGCACCGGACGTATTGCCGGCTGAAAGTCCATTTTATCGTCAAGAGCGCTTGAAATTTTCATTATAACGTAGTTAAGACCATCTATAGCGCTTCGCCCAACATTTGCAGCCGCGCTTATAACCCTTCCGGTGTTTTGCGACAGTCCTTTAACCAGTCCGGCAATAGAGAACTCTCCTATTTTCTCAAACATTTTAGAAGGCGAAGCAATTCCCAGTTCCTGACAGGCCGCTAAATACGCTTCATAGGCCACTTGTCTTGCTATCTGCATAACATTGCTTTTTTCGTTTTCCATGCCGTTTATTATGCCCTCGCACATCATTATCGCAAGGTATCTTCCTTTTGACTCGGATACGTACTCGTTTATGCCTTCATAAACAATCCTTCCAGCCTCCATGGATTTTTCAGCTAAATCATCTCCTCCGTTTTCTATAGCAGCTCCGAGATTTGTAACAACCGCCGTTCCTATTTCAGTTGCCTTTTCCCCGGTCGTTTCGTTTGTTTCTTCCATAGCCCCGCCAAGAACAATCGCGAGCGACTCCGCTCCCTCAACTCCGGACGAAGCGAAAGAGGCTATCAGCGTGTCCGCCGCGTCGTCGGGAAAGGAAAGATATTCGGCATAATTTTCATTAAACCGCTCTATTTCTTCGGCCGTCATGCTTAAAAACGCGTTTACGTATTCGGCTCCCGAAACGCCCATTTTCCCAAGAGCGTCGACTATTCCTTTGTTTAAGCCTGTATTCGCCAGCTGCTGTATGTTGCTTATCCAGTCCTTCGTGGATTGCAGAGCTGCCTCGAAATTAGAAAGAAGCGCCTGTGACGTAAGCCTCGATGAGGATCGAAAAGCCGCGTTGGCTCTCTGCATTTCCTCGCCGGTCATACTCATAAAGGCCCGCACATAGCCTGCGCCTGATGTTCCAAGCTCCTTCAGCTGTTCTATAATTCCGTTGGCAAAGCCTTTTTGTGAAAGCTGGTTTAAGCTGTCGTTCCATTCCTTTACGCCCGTAACCTGCGCTTCCATGCTGTCAAGTATCTGCTGCGTGGTTATCTCGTTTGAAAGAACGGCTGTGTTTTGAAAGTTTTCGTTGGCCAGCTCTATCTCCCTTTGTGTCATAGAAAGAAATGCCTCGACATACCCGGCTCCGGAGGTTCCCATTTCGGCCAGGCTGTCAAGCAAACCTCGGTCAAGCCCTTTTCCGGACAGCTTGTTTAAATTTTCCCTCCATTCGGAAATTCCCTCCAATTGGGTTTTCATATTGGAAAGAATACCTTCCGCCGTAACATCGGCGTCCTTTTCAAATTTTCCGAATATGTCTATTTCCTCGTCAAGCCCGGATTTCAGCAGTTCAACTCTGTTGTCAAGGCTCGCTTTAAGCGGATCTATAGACTCGCTTATGGTGTCGCTCAACGTGCTCCTGAACTCGGAATACGTTTCCTTCATATGCTCAACCATAGAATCTTCATCGGCTTTTATCGTTTCGTATGCATCGGAAATGGAATCCTTAAGCTTCTCAAGATTGTTTTCTATAGTCTTTACTTTCTTTTTGGACTCTTTTGTATTCTTCTTGCTCTGTTCCTCAAGCTGTTCCTGAAGCTCCGTTCTTTTTTCAATAAGCTCTTCTAATTTCTTCCGGTGCTTCTCTATGTTTTCAGTGTCCTTTTCGTATTGCTTAGACTCCCTGTATAAACTTCTTCCATAATCGTATATCAGCTTGTCGGCTTTTCTTATTCCGCCGGAGTCTTCAAATTCCTCCATAAGCTCGGCGTATGACTTTGCCAGCTTGTCGGCCGCTTCCGCGCCAAACAACGTGTCCTTCGATATGCTGTCGATGGACTCTCGCATAGGGTTTAACACGCCTGCTATCATGGCGTCGGTAACGGCTTCCTTAACCTTGGGCGTGGATTTTGTAATTCCCTCAATATAGCCTTCTGCCGTATATTCACCCAGTTCCTCGGTTTCTCCTGAAGGCGAATGAATGTCCAGCTCGCTTTTCATCGTGTTGAGAACAGTCGTCGCCAAATTTCTCGCTTTCGAAACAATATCAGGCATTTTGCTGGACACGCCGTTTACAAGCCCCGAAACAATATTTTGCCCCGCCAGTGTAATCTCGGCCTTCTTTTCATCAATGGCCAATATTATGCTTCCGGCTATATCCGTTCCGGCTTTCTTGACGTCGTTAGCTTTAGATTCAAGCCCGTTCTTAAATCCTCCTATAATTTCCCTGCCATTATCGGCGAAACTGAAATATGTATCGGCGATAGCTTTTTTAGCATTATCCAAGGCTTTTGCTATCTCTTCCGGCACCTTGTGAGAGTTGTCTTCAATGCCTTTGGCAAAATTGTCCGCTATCGATGTGCCGTAAGAATAAAACTTGTCATATAATTCCTGTCCGACAACATCAGTAACGGCATTAAAGCTATAATTAAACGCCGACCTGGCGCTGTCCTCCTGACTTTTCACCCCGGCAATAAACTGGGCGACGCATTCTCTTCCGGCGCCCGTAAAGTCCTTGTATCTGCTTTCGATGGCCGTAACCGCATGTTCGGCTATTCCAGCAAAGATTGGATATAAATTATTGGCTTTTTCTTTTGCCGACTCGGCAAACGCCGCAAGCATTTTGGAAGCGGCCTCGGCGGCCCGCGCTCCCGCGACGTCAAAGGCTTCTATAAACTTGTCAACGCCGCTTCTTCCCAAATCGCCAATTGCTTTCCCAAATGAGCTGGCGCCTGCTGTATCCAGCCCGGACAAACCTCTTATCATAGCGGCCAGTCCGTTCGTTTCCGTCGTAACAGCCGCTAAATGCGTCGGATCAACAGCTTCGATATAGCTGTAGTAAAGACTTAAACTGTACCCGAAGGAAGATAAGTCATAGCCAAATTTCGAAAGCGCTGTATTTCCGGATAATATTCCTCCCGATTCCTTTAGGCCATTTTGAATTTCAATCATGGCCTTTACAGCCGATGTAGTCGCCGTTAAAATATCCGGTTTAACGCCCTCCATATAAGCGGAATAACCGGCAAAGTTTTCTCCGAATGAAACAAGGTTTTCGCCAAATGTCGATAAGTCGTTGTCTCCGGTAAACCAGCTTACGGCCCCTCCGCTGTTTGGCAGCTTGTCCGAAAGCTCCGCCAACGTCAGCGCCGCGGCGGCGGAATTTTCAACGACTCCTTTGTCAAGCCCCGAAACACTTTCGGCGTATTCCTTTAGCTTTGGCCCAAAAGTTGCCAACTCGTTTGCAAAACTCGCGAGCGTGTTGTCGCCAATCCACTCGGCTAAAACGCCTCCGCTGTTGGGGAGCTTCCCCGCCATTTCAGCCATGGCCGACGCCGCGTTGGCCGAGTTAACAACCACATTGGAGTCCAGCCCCGATACGCTTTCGGCGTATTCCTTTAGCTTCGGCCCAAATAGTACAAGCTCTTCGGCAAAGGCCGATAAACTGTTTTCGCCGGCAAACCACCCGGCAAGTCCGCCGCTGTTTGGAAGTATCGCCGCCATTTCGGCAAGAGTTTTTGCCGCGTTGGCCGACGCCTGGACAACGTCTCCTTTAACCCCCTTAACAGATTCGTAGTATTGATTGAAATATGGCCCAAAGGCCGCAAGTTCCGAGCCAAATTCCGCCATTGACGCTTTGTCTCCGGTAAGCCATGACGTAAGCCCCTGTAAAACGTCCGCGGCGGTTAGTATAAGTATTGTTTCCGCAAGCGCCCTGACTCCCTCAAGGGAAGCGGCGTCAATTTTTCCGGCTCCTTCTATAAACGGCCGGATATTGTTCATAAAATTCGAAAGATCGGTTGCTATTTGTGGGAATTGCCCGGTAACGCCGCCAACAAGCCCGCCGATTATTCCGCCAATAAACGAGCCTATTGCGACTCCGACGTTTTCCAGCAGCTTGCCGCCTTCACCAATAAGCCAGTTCAGCCCTGGTATTTGCGCTAAAGCGCCGACAGCCGCCAAAACAAGCGCTATCTCTGCTATAATAAGACCCGCTCCAAGAACGCCAACCATTGCACCGGGAACTAAAGAGGCCACCGCATTTAATGCCAGCATAATAGCGGATATCAGTCCTATTCCCACAATGCCCTTCAGCAGAATGTCAACGTCTATTCCGCTTAATGCTTCCGTAACGCCGGAGAAAAACGCCATTATCACGCCAACTGCCGATTGTATCAGTTCCGGGAGCCTTCCGGCAATTCCGTCAAGAACTTTTATAAGAAACTGCATAAGCAGGTCCACAATTTTAGGCGTGTATTCCACAACCGAAGATAATACCGACGTCAGCAGAAAAAGCACCCCGTCTGCTATCTCGGGCACGCATTCTCTAAGAACGTCAATAAATGTAATCACAATGGCTTTGCACGCTTCTCCAATTGCCGGCGCTCCCTCCGCAATAACCTTGCAAAGCGCGATTATTCCTTCTCCGATTTTTTCCATAACCGCCGGTATAAGCGCCGCTATGCCTGTAATAATAACCGTTAACGATGCGACGACCGCAGTTGCTCCGGCCACCCCCGAAGCCGCCAGTGCTGCAAACCCAACGGCCAGCGCCGATAAACCGGCGGAAGCGGCTAAAAGCCCCGCGCCAATGCCAAGAATGCCAACCCCTATAAGAGCAAAAGAGCCTGCGAGACCTAAAATAGCCGGAACAAGGGGCGTCAAAACCGCTCCAGCTATTCCTATAACGGTAAAAGCTCCGGCAACAGCTATAAGCCCTTTGGCAATGTCCTCCCAGCCAAGCCTCCCCAGGGCGATAAGCGATGGCGTAAGCATGGCGATTGCTAATGAGGCGACAGTTAACGCCGCCGAGCCTGAAAGCGTTCCTTTCATAAGGTTGAGCGCAACCGCAAACTCCACAAGAGCCACACCGATAGTTATCAAAGCCTTTTCTATCTGTTCAGGCTCCATTTGGTTTATTCTTTGCATGACGTTGGCCAATATTTCAAGCGCCGCTCCAACGCCTATTAAGCCTAAACTAATCCCAATCATGTTTTTAGGCATAACTTTCGAAGAAACGGCTATAGAAGCTAAAACCCCTCCTATAACGGCGAGCCCTTTTGCTATGTCGTTCCATTGCGTGTCGTCAAGGCGGTTTATAACGTCAACGAACGTTTTCATGGCCTGTGCGATTATTAAAAGCGCCGCTCCTGTGGAAATAACATGCTTCGCGTTTCCAGTAGCTCTTGTAAAAACTGAAATTTCAGCCAACAGAGCGCCTATGGCCGTAAGACCCTTTCCAAGCTCTTCCCATCGCATTTGCGCAAAGGTCCCGCATACAACAGCCAAACGGCCAATAGCAACCGACAACACGACTATTCCGGCGGCGGTCGAAACCGCTTTGCCGCTGAACTTAGACATTCTTAAAAACAGCGCCACCTCGGCCAAAAGCACGCCAACGCCAGTTAGCCCCTTTGTTAGCTGCTCCCAGTCAAGCTCCGATAAATCCTCGCACACCGTAACCAAAATTTTTAAAGCCGCCGAAAATATAACCATTTGCGCGGCGCCTTTTATAATGGCTTTTGTACCAGTTCCCATTATTTTTGCCGCGGCCACTACAATGGCCGTTAAACCGCCGATCCCAATCAAGCCATTTTCAATTTGATCCAAATCAAGATCGCCTATGGTTTTCAGAGCCCCTGCCAGTATAAAAACGGCGGCGGAAATGCCAAGCATTGCGAAAACGCTTTTGAAAACGCCTCTTATGATTCCGCTTATCTTTGAGAATACAGCCATAGAAGCCATTAAATCGGCAAATAAAACTGTCATTGCACCCAGCGAAGAATTTAGCTTGTCGCTGTCTATCAAAGATATAACAAGTATGGAAGCGGCCAATATCCCCATTGCGGACGCGATTTTGAGAAGCGCTCCCGCCTTTAGCTGCGTTTGATACGCTTCAAAGCAGCCTCTCACACTGTCAAGAATATCAGTAATTTGCTCCTTGAAATCTAATCCTTCGTCAACGGCTTTTTTAGCCGCGCTGAAAAATCTGTTGATCCCCAGCGCAATGCCGCCAATGGATAAGCCGTTCAACAGATCGATAAGTCCGCTAAAATCGGCGTTGCTAATTCCGTCTGTCAGTTTCCCGGCTAGTTTGCCAATCTCAGTTGTAATTCCTCCGGCAATTCTTTTAACGGCGTTCCAAATCGCTTCCAGTATACGAACAAAATTGCAGTTGGAGACGGATTCTCCCATTCCCTTGAAAATATCCAAAAGCCCGGCCTTCATTTCTCCGGCAACGCTTTTGACTTGCTCTATTCTCTTTTTTAATCCGTCAAGAATAGCGCCAAATCCCTCGAAAGCGGGAATTGAAATTTTTTCTTTTAAATTGCCTATAAATTCTTCAAACGAAGCCTTTACTTCCTCAAAGCCCGGTATGCCGAACTTTTCTTTAATGTTTCCGGCAAAATCCACAATTGCGTTTTTAGCCTTATTTATAAAGGTAATAATTCCTTGAACGGCCTTGTTAAAAATATCGCTTTCCTTTATGGCCTCGTCAAGTTTAACAAGCCATTGCCCAATCGCGCCAGTAACGCCTAAAAATCCTCCGCTTAAAGTGCCTAAAACGCCAAATGACGATGGAAGAAAATTAAACAGCGATGAAAAAGCCCGGCCCAATATATCCAAAACGGCAAATACGCCTTTAAATGTATTTTTAAGGTTTTCGGCTGTTTCTTTTCCCAGCTTGAGCTTTGACGTAAACTCTCTGAACCTTTCCGTTAGAATATAAAGCTGCTCTGCCGTTGCCGGCGGAAATATTTCGTTAAAGGCGTTTTTTATAGGAGAAACAACGCTTATAAGCCCCTCAAACGTATTCTTAAGTCCCTCTATAACGTTCTCACGTCCCGAGGCTCTGTTGATTTTTTCAGTAAACTCCTCAATGGAAACGCTTCCGTCTTTAACAGAAGCCTCCAGCTTTTCCAGCTCTTCCGCCTGCTTTCGCGTATATCCTGCCGCTTCAAGTTCTTCATCAGATAAGCCTCGCGTTTTGTCAGTAAGCCTCGTAAGCGATTCCGATAAAATATCAGAAGTCAGCCAGCCCTGTTTCAGTGTTTTCTCAAAATTTCCGCACTCTTTCAGCATATCCTCTATGGCGACTCCATGCTCCTTTGCCACAGATACAATTATATCCTCGTATGCCTTTGAGTCGCTTATGCCCTGATCAAGAAACTGCTTCCAGCCGGAACTAAGCCCCGCTTTAAGCAAATCGTTTCGTGCTTGGGACTGACTGTCTATAAATCCTCCCACAACGTTGCTTATGCCGGTCCAAAGCTCTTTTGCCTCGTTAAAATCGCCGAATAAGACCTCCCACGTCATGGCCCAGCCGGAACCAACAGCCTCTTTAAGAGTGTCCATTAACTGGCTGAACGTCTTAACATCTTGGGCCGCCGCAAACGCCTTTTTTCCTATTTCCGTTGTTTCGTCCGCATAATCTCTCAGCGTGTTTACCAAAACCTCAGTCGTCAGCCACTGGTGCTGCAAGCTGTCGTTAAAGGAGTGAGTCGCGTCAATGGCTTCTCCCATGGTAGACCCCATGTTGTTTTTCGTCAGCACCTTATACATTCCGCCTGATGTTCTGGCAACCGTTCCCGCCGCAACGGCGGCTTCAAGAAGCTGTGTTTTGAACTCCACAGTCGCCATGTTGGCATTTTCTATAGACTTCCAGTCTATAAGCTTAACATATCCCGCCGATAAAGCCTGCGCGAAATTATACATGGCTCTTGAAGCCTCGTTGGCGTTGGCCCCGGATACGGCCGCCGCGTTGGAAACACCCTGTATTGCCAAAACCGAATCCTTAAGGCTAACTCCGGCGTTGGTAAATTTTCCAATGTTGGAGGTCATGTCCGCAAAGGAATAAATGGTTTTGTCGGCGTATGTATTTAATTCGTCGAGATAGCCGTTTACTTCGCTCAAAGACGCCCCAGAGCCCATCATCATTGTTTGAATGGAGCCCATTTTAAGCTCGTATTCCTTAAATCCGTCCACAATCGGATCAATGGCAAAAGTCTTAGCAAGCTGTTTTCCAGCGTTGATTACTGAATTTGTTATGTTTGCGAGAGCAGTTACAGCTATAACCTCTAAGGCGGAGAATTTCATGCGTACTGTTTCAACGGATTTAGTAAGCGGCGACATATCGCAGTCCTTTGCCGCCGCTCCAACATTCTCCAGCCCCTTTGACGCTCCGTCCATCTTCAGGCTTTGCTTGAGGTTTTCAAGCGTTGACAAACTGGTTTGAACGTTGCTTTCAAACTGGCGGTTATCAAACCGCATTTCAACAATTCTTTCGTCAATTTCTCGGCTCATAGCTTTGTAACCTCCCTCCATACGTCGTTTACCATTTTGTCAAAAACAGGCTGGATAACAGGATTGATATAATCTCGCCCCTGTACCCAGCCTCCGTTGCGCGTTCCATGCCCGTATTGCAGTATTATGGCTATCGGAACTCCATTTTGAATGTTTGAGTTGTAAAAAGAAATAACGGCGGTACCGTTTTTATTGCTTATGCTGTAGCGCCATGAAGCCGCCGTTTTCCCAGTGTCAACAGGCGTTGCGGCCGACAGGGCAAGAACTCCTTGCTTTCCATACTTGTCGAGAATCCCTAAATGCGCCGTTTCCCTTATACGCTCAAAGTATTTTGTCAGTTTTGAAAAATCTCCTTTTTGTCTGAAACTTATCATTTGGCATTCTCCTTCGGCAACCGATTATTTGCTCAAAACCGCGATGCTTCCTTTGCTTCCAATCTTGTAGCCTAAAGCCTCGGCCAAATCTCTAATCGAAATGAAATTCGTTCCGTCTTTAAGTATCCTTCTAACGGCCGTTTCTTTTCCGTCTATAATTATAGTGCTGTTTTCAATCATTTCGTCCTCCAGTCCTGCCTTAAACCTTTTCCACGCCGCTTCATCGTCAACAAACGGCTTGGGGCATATTTTCCCGTTAACATCATAGTGCCTTATAACATTCGCCAACGGAACGCCGTATTTTTCCATGAGAAGCCCTGTGATATCGGCGGCGTTTCTTAAAGTTTCCTCTGTAAAATCATAATTGCCGTTTCTCCTGGTGTCGCAAAGTTCGATGGATATGCTGTTATCGTTTGTGCATTTTCCGTAAAAGGAAGCTCCCCTGGTATTGGGATATTTTTTGCCGCCAACACTCCACGCCACAAAATCATCGGGAACGCTTTGGTATATAACATCGTCGTCCACAAAATAATGCGCCGATGCGTTAACCCTGTTTTTCGCAAAATATCTCGCGTTTGCCTCGGAAGTGTCCCCATCGTTGGCTGTGTAATGGATAACTATAAACTTGATGTTGCCGGTGCTTCTTTTTCCTCCGTAATTGTTGTTGTTCGCCAATTTCCTTTTTATAGCCACCATTATTTCTTCACCGCCTTGCTCACAGCGTTTTTCAGCGTGTCAAATCCGAACATGGCCGCATAGGCCACCATAAATCCAACAACAACCGCCGCCGCGCTGTGGTACCACTCCGCTGTGAGCTTGTAATAGCTCCAGCACGCCTTATACATCGAAAAAGTAAGCGCTTCCGATACAATAAGCGCCAAAAGCTGCGTTGGCATAAAATTGTATGTGGCTGTTTTAACAACCTCAACGATTATGTTGGTTATAACCGTCAAAATTCCTATAGCCGTAATAAGCCCTGATATATCAATAACGCCGTTCATTCCTTTAAATCATCTCCTTTTTCATTAAAGCCGCCACGAGGAGCTCCTGCCAGTCTGTCAAGCCTTATTTCACGCTTTTCGAAAAACGTTTCAAACAAAGCCTTCATAAAATACCCGGCCATAACGCCCACTATTACCTCCGCTATGGTGCTGGACAGTGACTCCGCGATCTGCTCCCTGCCCATAAACGCAAGAATATAAGACAGCTGTAAATCAAAAAGCGACACAATAAGAATTAAAGTAACCGCCTTTTTAGTAAAAGTAATAAGCCACTTTTCATACCATTTTTCCTGCTTAAAGCCCATGCTCCTATCCTTTCGTGTGAAGTCTCCTTCTCCGCGCGCTGTTAAGCGCCGAATTGTTTCTCATTATTTCTTTTTTGCTCATGGATTTTGATGGCCGGCTTTTTATGTCGCACACTCTTATAAGCGTAAGCAGCCGGTTGAGATGCCATTTCTGAAATTCGGGAGGTATGTTAAACGCTATAAGCCAGTAATATATAATCTCGCTGGTAATCTGCTCCCTTCCCAGCTTTCTTGTTTTTTCGTCAGAAAACCATGTCGCGGTCATAGGCGCGTCTATGTATTCCTGTATTTCCTTTATGTTTTTATTTGTCAAACGGCTGTAGACCGAATCATCTGTGTTTTGCGTAATTGTCATGCACCGTATATAGTCGATTAACTCCTCGTATGTTTTATCCTGTTTTGTCATAAAAGGCTTCCGCCATTTTTGTTCCCATTTTGAAACCGACACAAGAGAATGCTCCAACGTCAGCGTTTTCTCCGGTATATTAACAAACTCCTCCCGAAATTCGTCCCATTGCTCGGCGGACGGTATTGTTATTTTAAGCAATCTAATCAGCTCTTTCGGTTATTCGTTTTTCGGAAGTATTCCGTTTATAAATTCCGCCGCCAGTTCAGCGTTTTGGGCCAGCTCCATAAACAAAATCGAATATGCCTCTGTCTGTGAAAACGCCGTTGAAATTTCCTCTGATTTTATAAACCTTCTTCCGTCTGGGCTTTTCTCGCCGTACGCTTTAAACAATATTTCCTTGAACAGCTTTATTATCTCCGGCTGGTTTTTAGCGTCAATTATCTGCTTTATTTTCTCGTCAAAGCCTCCGTCGACGCTTAACTGCATTTCGGTAAGCTCCGCTTTTGTCAGATTGAAATAAAAATCCTCTTTCCTTTCCATTCCGTTGTAGTCTGTATAAGCGATAGTCTTTTTAACCATTTAATAATCTCCTTTCAAAAAAGAGGCGCAAATGGAAACCCAAATACGCCTCTTGCCGTTATTATCTATGTCGCTGCAATATCAGTTCGTTCCGTTAGGAAAAAGCGTGATCAGCTCGTCGGGAAGAGGAAGCCTTGCCTCATTTTCACCAGAACCGTAAAGAATGTCCTCAAAAGCGCTTAATTCCGTTGGATTGACCTTAGTGCTGTTTATAACAACCGAAGCCGCTGGCTTAAACCCGGTAACAATTACCGGCGTTGTTGAAACCTCCCATGAGAATGTAATCGCGTCAGGCGAGTCGTTTATTGTGGAATATGCCTTCTCCGACGGCGAGGCGGTTGCACCGTAAATAAGATGTATTTTATACCCATGGCTGTCGCCGTCAACATCGTTTCCGATTTTTGTAACATATGATAATCCAAAAATAGAGCGGGTCTGCTGTCCAATGCTTACCCCCACTGTAATCTCCGCCGAGCCATCGCATTTTCCAAATTCATCGGGATATGTGTAGGCTTCAATCGTTGCGCCAAACTCCTCCGCCGAGATAAGGTTAAGATACTTTATGTTGTCCGCGTAAAGCGGTGAAGGCTCCGCTCCCGACGGGCTCTCTGTCACCCCTGTAAGCCCGTTCCACGCAACACCTTTCGGATATATTCCGTTTTCGGCTATGTATAACACTCCTTTTTCAACGCCGCTTTCATACAAGCGCTCTCCTGTACTGTCCCATGTAAGTCTGGCCATATTCGTATTCCTCCTTAATAGTAGATTAAAAATATATCGTGGTTTAAATTGTCATGCACAAAATGTCTGCTGTACCGGCAGCTTTCAAGCCGCGAAACCTTGTAAACTATTTCGCTGTCCGGATTTTTGTCTATAACCGCCACTTCGTATAAGGTAAGCTGCTTGTATACGCCGTTGTCCGCAAACGTGTTGTCTATGTCAAATTTTGAATATACAATAGCCGGGTAATTCATCTTAACCGACTCCGGCGGCTGGTAATATACGTTGCCGCTTCCGAGAATGCCGCAGAGAATTTTGTGCAGCTCAGCCCTTTTGCTCATTGTATACCTCACCAATGCTTATAATAAGCCTCGGATACTGTGCCTCAACGCTTGCAATTTTCCATTTCGCCCCCATAAACACAACATACCTCATGGCATGAAAGTTTTCATATGCGTATGGATCAGATACAATGCTTATCTCATTGTTTATAACAATATTGTCGTTGAGATTATCCGAGGCTTGAAGCCTTCTTGAACTTCTTATTAAATCGCCAAAATATTCCCGTTCGGTAATTTCTTCCTCCCAAACGCCCGGCGACGTTTCTTTTGTTTCCGCATACCCTATAGCTCCGTAAAATTTAGCCATTTTGAATTTTTCTCCGGTTATTCCGTTTCCTCTGTTCCTTCGCCTGGCGTAGTAACAGTGGCTTTCGTCATGTCCTCCTCAAGAGCAATCGCGGAGTAAATTCTCGTAAGGGCGCCGGAAATGCGTGTCTCAATCAAATATTTCTCCTGGTTGAAGTCGATGTCAAACTGGTTGAATCTTGTAATTTCGCCGCCCTTTGTGCAGCCGATCTGATAGTCGGAAAGATTTACAAATATGCCCAGCAGCTTCTTTTGCTTGTTGTCCTTAGTTGTTCTTGTTTTCCCTTCAAACTGCTCGGCAGTGTGTATTGCCCCAACATTAAGCGCAGCTGCCAAATCAGTCTTTGAATCATATATACGGCGGCCGTTCAAATCCCTGGCAAGCAGCATAACGTTGAGCAAATGCGGCGTGCAGTAGAAGTCCGGCGTTCCGCTTCCCTTATATCTCTCGCGGGAGTAAAGCGCCGCTGTTATAATGGCCTCGGCATACACATAATTCTCTCCGAAATTAGCTCCCGTATTTGTTCCCTGAAGCTCCCGTTTCGCGGCTGTGATATCCACGTCGGCATGTATGGTGTAAAGATCGTCGTCATGCCATATGGAACGGATATGATCCTCACTGATCTTCATGTCGTCTCCGTCCTCGCGCCCATCGCCAATCATTATGGCCGTCGCGATCTCCTCGTTAAGATTTTGCCGCATTATGCCATATTGGTATTCCACAACGTCGAAATCGGTTATGTCAATTATGTCGTCCCTGTGCAGCGCGTCCTTGCGGTAAACAGTCTGCGGATCGGTAGTCCTTTTAAGCAGCTTAATGTTTCCGGCAACCTGCTTCTTTTTGCCCTTCTGATAACCAAATGCCCTAAGGTCGGTTCCCGTTGCGTCGGCCTGGCGTGTGCGTATGCGGCTGATTGGGCTTTTGTGTGTTTTCTGCATAACGGTTGAAACCCAGCCCTGATCCCTCTGTATAAGCTCCGGCGCTCCAGGACGAACGTCCTTGTATTCCGGGAACAGCGATTCTATATCGTCAATTCCATGCGCCAAAACCCCCTTGTTGTTTTCGGCGTAAAGGCTTATTGCCGCCTGAAGGCTTCCAACGCTGTTGGATTTTGCCATGCTTATGATACCTTCCTGGTCGGCATGGCTGAGAAAGTCGTCCTGCTTTTCGTCGTTTTCGAATATGTTGTGTTTCATGTCGTTATCTCCTCCCTTAGGTTCGCTATTGTCTTTTTCGGTTTTATCGTCATCTTCAATGATTTGTCCTATCATGGCGTAAACAACATTTTTTTGTTTTTCGCTAAGCGTGTTAAAAACGTCTTCGATTGTTTCATCTTTATCATCGTCTTTCTTCTCTTCGCTCTTACCGCTTTCAGCTTTTTCTCCTTTATCTTCTTGTTTTGCGCTGTCGGCATGATAAAGGCTTATACCTTCGCCGGTATATATAACGGCCTCCTCGCTGGATTCCTCTCCATGGCTCATAATTGAGTCTATAAAGGCCCCGGGATTGGCTCCGGCCACAACAAGGCTCACCTCCCGTATTGCTCCATGTATAACATTGCCGCCCTCCTGCCGCAGTTGGTTTGCATAAATAGAAAGAGCCGATACGTCGCCATGCTCCACAAGCATTTTGGCGTTTCGGCCCGTTTCCGTTTCGTTAAATTTGCAGTAGGCATAAACTCCTTCGTTTCGGTTTTCCAGCATTGCGTGCCCCAGTATGTTTTCGGGAATATTGTGCTGGTGGTTCCAAACAAGGGGTATGGTTTGTCCGTCGCATTCCTTAAATGCGTCCTTCATAATTGTGCGGCCGTCGGAGCACTTGAGATTATTTCTCGTGGCCCAGCCGCTGAAATCATACTTCATTTTGAATTTACCTCCTTTGGTTTTTTATTGTCCTCCGTTAAACTGTGTGATAAAATCAAATGAAAAGGAGGATTGATAACATGTTTGTAATAAAATGTGAATGCGGGTGTACCTATTCCATAAAGGAAAGTCAGTTGGATTATCATACAAGCGAGGGAATCAGAACGTGCCCCGGCTGTAGAAAACCGCATAGCTTCGAAGGCGATTCAAAGCTTTCATCAATGTTTGGCGGATCCTTTGAAATTTACCGCATACCTGATGACAAGAAAGAGGAATTATTTCCATATCTTTAATCACCGTCATACATATCCTCGGCCGCTGATTTGTTTGGCGGCTGATTCATTGTCGCTTCAAGCGTAAGTTTTTGTTTTGTTAGTTCTTGCATAGTAATCATTAAGTCTTGCAATTGATCGCGAGCCTTACGCATCAGCTTATATACCTCTTCCTCTCCCGCAATTTTAAGCGTTATTTTAGGATTGTATTCAAATGTGTAATTGTATTCGCTAAACATGTACGACCTCCTTGGTATTGAAATTTTTGGCATTTTATTATTTCTGGCCGGCATTGCCCTTACGCCGATTGCCCATTGCCAGAAACCTTGGGCCTGCAACGCTCCCTTCGCCGGTAAACCGCTCCAACACTCTATTATTGGAATTGGAACAAATGGTCTGTATGGCTCCCTGGCCGTACTCGGGCATTTTTCATAATATGGGCATTCATTCGAGCATGGCTCTGCTTCTTCGGCATATTCGATATATTCCTCTAAATTTGTAAACTCTCCGTTAAGCAGGGCATAATGCCCGCTGTATAGCGAATTTAACCATTTTACTGTGCATACCCATTTTTCCTGTTCAGAAAGCTCCGGCACTTTTTTAGGATCAATAATATTTATCACCTTCGTTTCGGTTTGGATAAAATTAACTTTACATTGCTTCCGATGAAAATGAATTAATAATTCTTTTTGCCTCCTGTAAAGCAATTATAAGTCGGTTTGTTTTTTCAATGGTTTCGTCCAACTTTTCGTCTACATTTATAACAACGTCTATTTTCACTGGAACTTCCATAGTATGATCACCTCTCAAACTTTTGCTTGATTTTTTTGTTTATTGATGTATAGTGAAAGAAAATACACAAGAAAGAGGGGTAATATGAATAAAAAATCTAAGATTTATAAAGCGGAAAGCAGCCGCAAAAATAAATCTGAATTAGAAAAATACAAAAACTAATTCAGAAATTAGGTTACGCTCATTTCGATGACTAACCTGTCGCAAAACAGGAAAGAGCTATTTGGGAAAGGAGGGCTCTTGCTTGTTTTGTTTCTTCCTGTGCAATTTTCTTTCATGTTTCAAACGCTTTTCATGGCGTCTTCAACCAAATTAAAAATCTTTTTGGAGAAAATATAGATGAAGTAAAGCTCTTGATATCATCTTGCAAAATTTCTATAGTATCCCAGTCTGGGCCCGGCAAATCCACATCGACTAAATAGGTAGCCCCATCTTCCAAAATTTCCACAATGGTAGCAGTTCTTCCGTCTTTTAGAATAACCTTGCTGTATTGTTCTATAGTCATTTAGTTTCCTCTTTCTAAAAATAGTCGACCTTATCAGCAATTTCTTCCAACGATTTTCCGTCAAAGAATTTATCCGACATCAATTTATTTACATCAGAATATTCTTTTTCTTCATCGCCATACCACACATAAAAAGTTGGTATGGAATTATGAACTTCTGGCGAAATGCCCGATGGTTTGCCATTATAATAAAAACTCACATCATTATACTCATACGATATTTCTTGACGTAATTCATCTGCATTCATAATATGTCTTTATTCTCCTTTCGTTCATTTGAAGTAATTTCTCTCGGGCTTCTATCAATCATTTCACCATTTTCGTTCCATTCGTAATCGTGCGCATGTTCGCCATGCTCTCCAAAATCATGATACTTAGGACGGCCGTGATCTGAAGTATGTATCTCGTTTATTTTGTGCCCTAAATTATCATAAAAAACTCTAGCTTTAACATCGCCATTATCTGATAAATGGTCAACTACGGTGTTGGGTGTTCCATGTAGAGATGGACTTTTGTGCCCAGTTAATTTTATTGTATCACCTTTCCCGCTTTTCGCAACCTCTTTTTCACCGCCGCTTCCAATCGGATAAGGCGGCCCGTTCTTAACGCCCCATTTTTGTCCCTTTATGCCATGGTGCTCCAAATGGCTGTCGTCTTCATCTTCTTCCTTTTCCTTCGGCGCATTTTCCTCTCCCTTAGGCGCGCTTAAGTTCTTGTTTCTAAGCTCGTCGGCGCTCGGGTCCTTGGAAGGCTTCCAGCCTATGGCCTGCCTCATTTCGTTTGAAGTTGCAATCTCGTTTCTTGTAAACTTGTCGGCAATCTCCGCCAGCTCCGCAACGGGAACCAGCTTGAAAGGATCGCGGAAGAACATTATAGACTTCTTTTGGCTTCTCGCCGTTTTTGTGAGGAACTTTCGCTTCATCTCGTCAACTATGGCCGAAATAATAGGCTCAATCGTGCGGTTGTAATAGTTTAACATAGTTTTGTCGTCTGCTGTTCCATCTAATATGCTTTGAGTGATCCCCAACTGGCTGTAAAGCATACTCGTCAGGTATTCAATCTGCTTCATTAGATTGTTCTCAACAGGGCGGTTAAGCTGTGTTATTCTTTCCGTACCATCGGCATAGGCAATGCCGTATTTCGATCCCGCCAGCTGATCCTCCATTTCCCGTCTTCTGTTTTCCGCCTGCTGTCTTCTTGCCTCCGATTTGATAACATATGGAAGCTGTATAATCAAATCCAGCTTTCCGGAGCTGCTTTGCTCGTCCACCGCGTCCAAAAGGTTTAGCTTTCGTATAAGCCTTTGCATGGTGGAATTAGGCTCGTTTATAACGGCGTAAAGCGGATTTTCTATAATAGCCGCCACGCCTTTGGGCACAAGTATGTCCTCTTTGTTCCCTGTTTTTTCGTTATAAACCCTTGCTTTCACATGCTGCGGGTGCCATTCGATTATTTTTCCCGCCCTCATGGTGAGTATGTCATAGGAGCCTGTGACCTCGGGATTTAGGCTTGTGTCAATTGGTATAATGGCAACGCACCCTTCGTCCAGCATAGACATAACCACGTCCTGAATAAAGGCCCTTGCCGTTTGGTCTATATTGGCCTCCATTGTAAGGCAGTTGTTAAATCCGGACTCAACTATGGATAAAAATCTGTCGTTTTCATCAAGCTGAACATGCTGTATGTTTATTGCCGCCGCGTCCAGCGCAATTCGGTTATAAACCGACGTAACGATTGAACGCTCGTTTCCCCTTGTAAGCCTCGGCCTGTCCGGCCTGTAATAATACCCGGCTCCAATGTTCCCATAATACTTTGTTGGGTCTTTGTTCATAAAAGCGTTCCAAGCGTGCTTTAGCCTGGAACTGACTGATAACTCCATTTTGAATTATTCCTCCTTTCCCGCAAAAGAAAAGAGCCTTTGTAAGGCTCTAATCCTTTCGATTAAGATTTCTTTAAAAATTCAACGACTATTGCTGCCTCAGCTCCGTCAGATACAAGTCCATTTCTAACAAATTCCTCGCCTAGCTTGCCAAGGTCGTTAGCTGTTAAATTACGCGCCATTGCGTTCACACAACCGTCCTCTTCCCAAAGCTCAGTAATCTTTCCAGCCAAAAATCCGTCAGGTACATTTAAGTCCTTAATCAAATTTTTTGTAGCCGCAAATGACGCTGCCTTTGAAAATCCGTTTGTTCTTTGCGCAATCACGAGTAACGCGCCTCCTATAACGATCCCGCTTCCTATTGCGATTTTCTCCTTGTTATTTCTTATAAATGATTTCACTTTGCTAATACTCATTTCGTTTCCTCCTTTGAATTCTTTTTCATAAAAGAATATGCGTTTTTTGCGCTTGTTTCGCACAAAAAGTGCGGTATGCTGTAAACGCCGATTATAAGGAGGCATTTAACGAAATGATATAAATCGTCTTCTATTCAAACGCTTCTCTATTCAGCTTATAAGCCACATAAGCGTCCATCATGGCCGCAACCGCGTCGATTTTCTGATCGTACCGCCTTTTCAAGAGCTTCCTGTTTCCGTTTGTGTCCTCCATGGCAATGCAGTTGCCCATGGCAAAGGTCATCAGTTCTTCGTCAAACAAAAGCATTCTTTCCTCCGAAAGCTTTTTCAGCTCTCCCAGCGGCACAGACTCCGTCTTTGCCCCTTGAATAACCTTTTCAACGCCAAATGGCCCGTTTTCGGAAACCCATCTTTCAACAAAATCCTTTGCATTGTAAGGGTCATATCCAAAGCAGCGCACGTCATATCCGTACTTTACAATATGGTTGTCCAGGTCCTCATAAACCTGTATCATGTCCAGAACAGTTCCTTCCAAAACAATAAGACTTCCCTCAGCCATAAACTGATCGTATTTAATCCTCATAGCCGCCGGAAGCTTCATTAATGTCAGCGATGAAATATAGTTCCGCGTCTTAATGCCAAACTCGCCGTTTGCAAGTGGAAATAAAAATGTAAATGCACAAAAGTCGTCCCCCTGTGATAAGTCCGCCCCCAGCGCGCATGGCATTTGCCAGTAATTTCTTTTTCTGTGGGGCAGCGTTTCCTCGTATGTGAAGAAATATGTATATCCCTCCATCGGAATGCCAAAGCGCTTTGCGAGAATATCATTGCGCGTGGCAGGCGCTTTTTCGGCCCTTTCCACGTCAAGCTGATACGTTTCATAGCTAACTGTCTTTCCTATATTAGGATTGGCCTTTAACCAGAGATCGGGGTTTGGCACCTCGTCAACGGAGTCCAGTTTATAGTACCATATGGACACATGCGGATTTTCATAGTCGCCTTTCAGTATGTCCATAAGCTCCATTTTGATTGTATCTCCGCTGCCGTTGCGGACAGTTCCTTCCGAACTCATGGCCACTATCAGATAGTCGTCCACCTTTGAGGCTCCCTGTTCGATAGCGCCCACAACGTCTTCCCTTATGTCGCCGGAAAGCCATTCGTCAATGGTTGCCACCTTTGTTCTAAGCCCTTGCAGCTTGTTAATGCTCATGGGCCTTATTTCAAGCAGCGAGCCGGTTAAAAAGTTTTCAATTCCTTTCTTCGTAGAGGCCAGCTTCATTCGGTTTGCCTTTGAGCCTGTAGTGTTTTGTAAAGACCCTTCCGTAAGGAATTTAAACAGCGGCCCTCGTGAACGTGTTATTGACGTTTGAATTGGCGACAATACTTCCTCCGCCTGCTTCATTGTCGGCGCCGTTGTTATTTGATGTGTCGTGGTTGTGTCAACATTAAGGAAGTAGCTTTGAATGCATGAACCGTACATGGATTTTGCCGCGCCTCTTGCCACAATAAGATACTGCTTGTTCACAAGCCTTTTTTTAATCACTTTAGTCACATAATGTCCTCCATGCCCATCTGGGAAAGGCTCATAAACGCTTCTTTCGTCAAAGTAATACCAGCCAAAAATCTCCTCGGCCCAAAGCTTGAATGTGTCAAGAAGGTTGAGATCGGCTCCGTCTGTCAGTGTCAGTTCCCTCTCACAGTAATGTATAAACCCCTCAACAGCCTGATCGTCATAATAATATTCCTTGTTTGCAATAAGCGCGTCTATGCGGTTCATTTCCATTGAAATTTCCTTGCATATGGGTATTTCTCCCCTTATTACGGCGTCCCGAAACATGCCGTAATATTTTGGAACGGCGGTATTTGATAACGCCATATCTCATCTCCTCCTTATTTCTTTTTGTTAGGGTTAGCCGCAATATAGCTTGCCGCTTCCTTGATGCTGAACTCCTTTGTCATGGCCACTTTTACGCCATAGGAAACCGCGCCGGCGGCGGCAACTGTAAGCGCTTTCTTTCCGGCTGAAGCCATAACGTCTGAAACAAATTTTTTCCCTGGAGCAATATCCGAGTATGTAAGCTCTTTAAATTCCTTTTCCAGCTTCAGTCGCTTTACCTTTTTTTCAAGATCAACGTCGGAAAGAGTACGCCTGTTCTTAACGGCGGCTTTTCTGCTTGTTTTCTCCTTTCTGTCCGCGGCTTTTTTATAACTGCCGCTTTGCCGTCCAAGCTGTGCCGGAGTTCTTCTTATCCCCCATTTCATGCCTTTGATTCCATGATGCTTTAAAGCAATATTATCCATTTTGATTTTCCTCCCTTCTTCCGCAGTCAGCTTCAACATTAATTCTCCATTCCAGCTCTCCAAGAGTTCTGTTTATCGACTCTATAACCGCCGAGTTAAGCGGAGGATCGAAAAGAAGCTTTACCTTCAAATGTACGTAGGATTTAATAAACTCCAGCTTGCCTCCTGCCGGTATAAAGTCTGTCCAAATGGTGTCCTCGTCTTGTATCGAAAACCCTTCTGCCGGCCCGACTCCCAGCTGTGTTAAAATAGAAAACGCGGAATTGATGTGTATAATCAAATCCGCGTCAAAGTGTTCATATTCCTCCGCAATCCCCAACAGCTTTTTTATTGATGTAAGTATGCTTTCCATGTCCTTTCTGTTTTTCACCCCGCTTTGTTATTTTAAAATATCCAAATAAAAATCAAGTCTGCCATTTATATACATGGCAAACAATTTTTCCATTGCACAAATATTGTTTCTCGAATAATATTCGTCAAACGCCTTATAGTATTCCATGCGGTCAGTAAATTTTATGTCTATTGGCGGATAACCGGCTTTCATTAATTCCAAATTAACAAGAAGTCTTCCCGTTCTTCCATTTCCGTCAATAAACGGGTGAACGCCCTCGAAATCTGCATGAAAACGAGCCAGCCTTTTAACAATATGCCCTGTGCTTTTTTTATAATCCAAAAGAAGCTGTTCCATTTTGGGCTGAATCATATATGGCTGTACAGGATCGTTTGAGGCCCCCATAATTTTGACGGGAACCTTCCGGTAAACGCCGCGGTCTTCTCTTTTCCCCGAAAGCACAAGATAGTGAATCTGCTTTATAACACTTTCTGAAATTTCGGTGTTTTCCTTCACCAAATCGCCCACAAATTCGAACGCTTCTTTGTGGCCAACCGCTTCCATGTGTTCTTTCAGCGGCTTCTTGTCAATGGTTAGTCCGCGCAGAACCATGTCCGTTTCTCTTAATGTAAGAGTGTTTCCCTCAATGGCGTTGGAATTATAAGTATACTCAACGACGAACTCCTCCGAAAGTCTTTCCGCTTCTCCGGCAGTTAATGGCCTTTTCTTGTCCAGCTCGCGTTTCTTTTTATCTATTTCGCTTAAAATATCTTCAATTTCATCACTTACTCCGTCGTTTGGTTTCCCAGTGTTTTCAGGTATTTCCCAAATTTTCCCCTTTTTCACAGCTCCTGCAATTTTTCCTTCGGCGCATAAAGCCCTTACTTTTCTGTCAGAAATGCCCCACGTTTCGGCTGCTTGCTTCACTGTTATATACATAAATGCTTCACCTCTTTGCGTCTGCTGTTGTTGATATTTTTGTCAAAGTTTGGTATAATTTAGGCAATATATAGAAAATTTTAGAAAGGAGCGATTTTATGACCAAAGAAAAACAGAAACTTTGGGAAGATACCAAAACTGCTGTTTGGAAAGAACTTTCGGAAGCGTTGGTCAGGCTTGTTAAAATATCTTTGAACTGCTTGTGCGAAAAGTTTGAACAAGTATTACGCGGTTGGCTGTTTGCAGCAGCATAACATATCTTAACATATTACTCAAAATCCCGTATTGGACGGATACGGGATTACTTTCCATATATTGCCTAAATTATACCAAACTTTTGGGGATTGTCCCTAATGCGGTATCTTGTCAATTATTGAATCACAAATTATGCCTATTTCATTGGAATAATAATCCTCATTTTCAAGCCCTTCGTTTATAACTTCAAGACCATCGATTACCAATTTATCTGCAACTTTGTCTTCTATTTCGGCCCAATAGTCATCATCTTCAGACAAATTTTGGAAATCACAGTCTAAGCCTATAGAACGCATTAGTTTTATTTCTTTTTCTGTAAATATCTCTTTTTTCATTCCTCCACCTCAACAAAGCCTTCTGCGGGATAAAATTTAATCTCGTCAGTATCGTCAATAATTTCATACTCTCCCTCTTTTTCCGACATAACAACGTATTCTTCGTTATGCGTAAGATAAGGACGTTTAGTTCGGCCAGTCCAGCGCACTAGTTTCGATTTTGGTATCTTGTCGATTATTCCTTCGCAAATCCAGCCTATTTCGTTGGCACGGTAATCATCGTCAAACCCTTCGTACATTAGTTCAGCGCCAACTTTTTCTTCAATCTCAGCCCATTGATCGCCGGAAATATTTTGGAAGTCAAAATCAAGACCTATAGAACGCATCAGTTTTATTTCTTTTTCCGTAAATATCTCTTTTTTCATCGTTCCACCTCAACAAAGCCTTCCGCGGGATAAAATTTAATTTCATCAGTGTCATCGATAATTTCATACTCGCCCTCTTTTTCTGACATAACAATATATTCTTCATTATGTGTAAGATAGGGACGTTTAGTTCGGCCAGTCCAACATACTAACTTCGATTTTGGTATCTTGTCAATTATTCCTTCGCAAATCCAGCCTATTTCGTTTGGGTAATAGTCTTTGTCCAATCCTGATATAACTAATTTGTCTCCTACTTTTTCTTCAATTTCTGCCCATTGATCGCCGGAAATATTTTGGAAGTCAAAATCAAGGCCTATAGAACGCATTAGTTTTATTTCTTTTTCTGTAAACATCTCTTTTTTCATTCCTCAACCTCAACAAAGCCTTCTGTAGGATAGAATTTAAATTCATCAGTGTCGTCGATAATTTCATACTCGCCCTCTTTTTCCGACATAACAACGTATTCTTCGTTATGCGTAAGATAAGGGCGTTTAGTCCGGCCTGTCCAGCGCACTAACTTTGGTTTAGGTATCTTGTCAATTATTCCTTCACAAATCCAGCCTATTTCGTTTGGGTAATAATCTTCATCAAACCCAGATATTGCAAGTTTATCTGCAACTTTGTCTTCTATTTCAGCCCAATAGTCATCGTCTTCAGATAAATTTTGGAAATCACAGTCTAAGCCTATAGAGCGCATAAGTTTTATTTCCTTTTCTGTAAACATGTTTTTCACCTTTTCTTTGAATATTTTTTAATATCACGATGTCCGGTTTTCCAAACCGTTGTTATAACCCCATTATCAGGATTAACATTTGCGGTTGCTTTTCTGCCAATAAACCTTTGGCTTCTTCTTCCTTCTTCATCAGTCTTAACGTTTCCAATATAAATCGGCCTTTGCAAAGCAGAAACAATTTGATTTGCGCTTACGCCTCTTTCCTCTGCCTGATCCGCCGCATGTTCGGAAAACCCTCTAACAAGAATGCCGTTTTTAGTCGCAACCTTAAACACTTTTATAGACCTGTTCACCGATGCCGCAACTGAGTTTCGGTTGTACTTCAGTTCTTCGCGGCTTCTTCTAACGCCCCATTTCATTCCCTTCACGCCGTAATGAAAAAGCTCCCATTTGTAATTATTATACCACATTTATTCGCTCCCCGCTCCTTATAAATAAAATACTTTCAAAAATCTAATAATTCATTAATCTCTCCACAAACAAGTATCATTTTTTCTTCTTTCAACCGGCTCCTGTGCCAGCAGTTCATCGTTGCCGTAGTGAATGGCGTTGTGAGTCGTGTGTGATACGCAAATAAGGTAATCGGGGTTTAACAAAAATTCGCTTCTTGTTTTAATGTCGTCAAGCGAAATCGGATTCATATGATGAATGATTATTTTTCCTCCAATTTCATAGCCCTCCATTCCCAAGTCGCACCCACTATCCCTGATAATCACAAAATCGCGGAGAGCCTTCCATTCCCTTGACTTATAAAATATTTGATTTATGTATCTGTCAAACCCGAAAGTTTCCTCGCCAATTTTCCCGTTGAGCTTCAAATATTCAAACCGCTCCTTGAAGGTTTTTATTTTCATTAAATCCAAATATGTTCTAGTCATACCGCTCGCCCTGTCCGCTGTAGTCCCGCATGGCGTTAAGCGCATCTGCATACAGCTTTTCAATTCGTTTAGCCGATTGCAGCGATTCGGTTTTCGCTTCTATCAGTTCCTTTTGCTTCTCCAAAATCTCTTTTTCAATTCTTTCCTTAGTCGAAGCGCGTTTCAAAAGAATCGAAAGAAGCTGAGAAGACGCGGTTCCCTCCAGCAATTGCTTTTCCACAAGATCAATGGCCAAAGCAATCATCTGATTTTCTCTTGCCTCCGGTGTTAAAGCCGGTCTGATTTTTTTGGAAGAAGCCGCCGTTTTTATCTGTTTGGCTTTTCTCATAGTTTACACCCCCTGTTCCCTTATTTTTTCAAGTTTTTCTTTGGCTTTTTATCTATTTTGGAGGTATTTTCGCAAAGGTTTTATGCGGCATTTAAAGAAGCCTGCAAAGCCCAAATATATCTGTTTCGCATAAAGGAGAAAATTAA